GGGCAGGGGGACGCTCGCGCACTGGACGCTTGGCGGCGGGTTGTTGCTTGGTCGCGCTCATTTCTCGCACCTCACCTCGAAGCCGCGCTCGGTCTCGGAGACCTGCAGCCTGGCGCACTCCTCGTCGCGCCGTATGTAGATCGTGTCGAAGAAGCTCGGCGCGATAGCCACGCTTTGCTTCTTAGCCGCGTCAAAAGCGACCGGGGGACCGTTGAACGCGGGGCCGATCGGCAGCGACTTATGCTCGGCGACAGACGGCGCGTGGGCGTCGCTCTGCCCGTAGGCGATCGCGAAGCCCAGGCACAGCGCCAGGCCTCCAGTCATCCATAGTCTCACTCTCATTGCTCTCTCCTCGGTTGAAATTTCTAGGCGGCCTCGGCGAACAGCTCGGCCTCGACGGGCACGTAGCGCTCGCCGCCGCGGTCCCAGTGCAGGACTCTGATCCTGCCGCCGGCGCGCTCTGCCGCGATCGCCGTGGCCCACGCCAGCACGACGGGATGTCCCGTGCCGACGATCAGATAGTCGTCGGCCGAGAAGCGCTCCAGGCCCGCCCGCAGCGCCGCAACTGTCGAGACCGGATCGGGCAGGAGCGGGCTGCCGTCGGGCTGGAGCACGTACACTATCTCGCCGAAGCGTGCCGCGTCGCTCACGTCGCGCGAGGGCACGCGTCTCGGCTCAGGGCCGGAGCGGTCCAGCCTGGTCGACAGCTGCGCCACATACACCTTGCTCATCACGCTCTCTCCTCTCGCTTGAACGACACTTCGACCTCCACGTGCTTGGCGTACTCGGCCCGCAGCTCCAGGATGACGCCTGGCTCGTACACGCCCCGCTTCGCCATGTCGGCGACGGCACGGTTGACGGCCTCGCGCAGGCCTCCTACCAGTATCTTCTGCTCCGCGCGTTTCCCGCTCACAGCCATCTCCCGCTCTCCTCTCTCATCACGATGTCTCCGATCTTTCGCTTGGCGCGCAGCGCCTGCACGATCCTCGTGTCGTTGGTGCCGATCGCCACGGCGTCGACGATGTCCGTGCCCACCTCCATGTTGGGGACCTCCGGCCGGTCCTCGCTCTGGAGCCGATTGAGCAGCGAGTAGTCGTTGCGGTAGTAGAACAGGAGGCGGGCCAGCAGGGTCACGCCGCGGCCGCCGGCGCGAGGCGTGCCCACGACAGGGTTGACGAGACCTGCGTTGAAGTCCGTCTGCGCCTGCCGCTTGCCGGCCGCGCTCACGCGGCCATCGTACTGCGCGGGCCTGAAACCCTTCTCGCGCAGAACCTTCATAAGCTCGTCGGTCTCCGCCTGGTAGCGCGTCCACACCACGCTCTGTTGGCCCGGCGCCAGGTGGTGCAGGCAGACCTCCAGCAGCGGGTTGTGGTCGGGGTCAATGACGCGCGGAGGCTCGCGGCCGGTCTCGACGAAACCATCGCCCTCGCAGGCGTCGCAGCCCGCCCCCTCGCAGGCGGGGCACACCGCCACGCGCCTCTCGGACGGGTAGTAGTTGGCGCATATCTGGCCGAGGCGCCCCAGCCTGGTGAGCACGTGGCGGGCCTCGATGCGCTCGCCCGTGCGCAGCTCGGCCTCGTAGGTCTGGCGCAGCTCGTCGTAGACGCGGCGCTGCTCCTTGGTCAGCTCGAAGTGCGCCATCTGATAGACCTTCTCGGGCGTCCGGAAGACGTCGCGGCGACGCACGCGGACAGACCACGGCTCCATCTTGGGGTGAAGCTCGTCGAGGTTCTTGTAGATGATCTGCCCGGCCTTGTCGCGCTCGAAGTCCCACCAGCGCTTGCCGACGTTCCTGGCCCTCGCGTGAGCGTAGCGGCTCACGTCCTCAGGTGTCATCCCCCTGCCCTCCGCCTCCCTCGCGGCCTCGACGAAGGCCTCGCGCTTGTCCTTGTCCCATTCGTCCTTGCGCGTGGCGTGGTGCCCCTGGAAGGCGGCGAAGGTCTCGAAGCCCAGGATGCGCTCGTCGAGGAAGCGCATCTGCGTGTAGAGGTCGAAGGGGCTCTCGCCCGTGGGCGTGCCGTCCAGGATCGAGCGACGCACGACGGTCTTCTGGCGAGAGATGGCCCACATCTTGTCGGCCCGCTTGCCCGGCTGCTTCATCAGCAGAGTCGACTCGTCGCCTTTCACGCTGACACGTCTCTTTGGAAATATACGACGAAGGTGGGCGAGAAATTTTTCTGACAGCACAGCCTCGCCGTTGACGAAGATGAAGACCAGGCCCGGGTGCCACTCGGCCTCGCGCATCTGCTCGTCGAGCCGCTTGGCCTGGTCGGCCTTCCACACGATGGTGAGCGGCGACAGGTCCGGGTCAACGTGCTTGGGCACCTCGACCTCGGCCCAGTTGACGGGCACGTTCGACGGCATGGCGATGCCGAGCACCAGGTCGACGTAGCGCGGGTCGTCGTAGTCGAGCGCGTGGCGCCAGCAGTCGATCGCCAGGCTGGGCTTCGACTTGCCGCAGCGGGGCTCGGAGAAGAAGGCGCTGCAGTGCAGGGGGGCGAGCTTCCTGAAAGCGTCGCCCTGCCAGTCCCAGAACGGCGGGCCATAGGGGACGTAGTCGTCCACGGTGGGGAAGGCGCGCGGCATCAGGTGCCGAGCCTGCTGCATATGAGCAGCAGCGTCGCGAGCACCCAGTAGGCGATGGCGAACGCCTCGTGCATGAGAGCCCTGGGCTCACGCCGGGCGAGCCACGCTTTTACCATGCACGTTAAGCCTGCGGCGATCGCGCCGTAGGCGGAGGCAGCGGTCCAGTCCATCGCTCAGGCCAGCGGCACGTTGAGCGCGGCGCGGGCGAACAGCGCGCGGTCGACTTCGCCGCGGAAGCCCAGCTCGACGATCAGGCGTTCGCCCCTGACGGGATGGGCGACCGTCTTCCACCCCACGAGGATGGGCACGCCGCTGATCTCCGCCCGTCGGGATATGAAGCCCAGCGCATCGAGCGCGTCCCCGACGGGGAGCAGCCTGCTGACCTCGACCGCCAGCGTCGGCAGCCCTCCCTCCCGCAGCACCTCCCTCAGCGCCGCGGCGTTCAGAACGTTCTCGTCGGTCATCTCGCTCTCTCCGCTCTCAAACCCGACCCCAGGGAGCGAGAACCCTAGGGCAGGGAACCTCCTGAAGGGAAACGCTTTTTAGCGTGGCCGGGTGACTATTGGCTTTGTCGTCGGCTTTTCACCCATGAACACTGTATCGCCGTTCCTCCCCACGCCGTCCGGGCGCAGCCTGGTGAGCAGTATGTCCAGGAGCAGCCTACAGTAGCGGATCGTCCCGACGTCCCACCGCGTGAGGAAGTCCGGCCTGTACAGCTCCTCCAGAAGCTCGCCGACCAGGTACGGGCGCACGGCGAGGAGGGCGAGCAGGCGGCGCGCCCGCAGCGTCTCGGCACGGCGGTGGCGGCGCCTCGGCGTCAGGCTGCGGTCGTTGAGCTTGCGCTGGAAGGGGTGCTCGTCTTTCACGCTTTCACCCCTCCGGCTGCTTGAGGGAGGGTCCGGGGTAGATGCGCGCGAGGCCCATATCGTCGTAGCGACGGTGGGCCCTGAGGTCGTTGACGAGCACCGTGAGCTTATTGTGGACCTTGACCTCGGCTACCTGTTGGTCATGCATCGTCCAGTCTTTAACGCCCGAGGGCGCGTAGGCCTCGCGCGCCAGAGCCTTCACGGTGAGGCCCGGCCGCATCTTCACGAGCTGCGCGAACTCCTCCATACCCACCCGCCTGTGGCGGCCGCGGTAGGCCTGCTTCCTGGGCGACGGCTCCTGGTCGAACAGGTCGCGGTCGATCGTCTTCACGTCGAAGCCCATGCGGCGCAGGATCGGGGCCACGGTGTCACGGTCCACGCGCATCCCAGGGTCGTCCACGCTGATCTTCACCGCGCCGTGCACCACGAACCACTGCAGGTCCGTGGTGTGCTCCGGCGGGTCCGCCGGTATGTCGACAGGGGGGCGCCCCGCGCCCGTACGCCGTCCACCACGTGCCATCCCGAAACCTCCTCTATCGTCCCATAGTAGTATAGCCAGAATAATTATTGATTAGAAGTAAATTTTTGAATGTAGCTAATTTACTTCCTTCCGATAATTAATCAGGCCGCGCATCTAAGGGGAGATACTTATTTCGTTTATTCACAAAGTATTTTATTCAAAGGTCCTGAGCGTTCGATCTTCAAATCTAATTATAGCCATTCCGCTGTGGACAGCCTGGGAACCTTCGGGCTAGGGCTCGACCGAAGCACCGAGTCGGCGCCCCCTGTTCCTCGCACGAGGCGCAGTGCGGTAGCCTCTGAGCGGGGAACTCCACTGCACGCCTGGTACGTCGCCGCCACGCATCCTCACATGGAGCTGACGGCCGAGGAGAACTTGCGACGGCAGGGCTTTCAGCCTTTCCTGCCGCTGGTCGGCGACGCGCGCATCGTGCGCGGAGCCAAGACGCTGCGGCTACGCCCGTACGTCCCGGGCTACATCTTCACGAACTTCGACGCAGAGGTCGACCCGTGGCAACGGATCAACCATACGCGCGGAGTGCAGCGCCTCCTGTGCGCGCAGCCCGAGCTGCCGAGCCCCGTGAGGGCCGCGGCGATGAAGCTGATCTTCGATCGCTGCGACGGCCAGGTGGTGAGGGCCGATGACCTCGACGATGCTCTCGTCAAGTTCGTGCCGGTGGGCAGCACAGTCAAGCTCCGAGAGGGACCGTTCGAGGGCCATGTCGGTCGGGTCACGCTGAGCGAGCAGGCTCGCGTGAACATTGTGCTCTCCCTCTTTGGCCGACGCACAACGGTCAAGAACGTACCCGCCGCCAACGTCGAGCTGATGGCGCTCGCATGAGCAAGGTCAACCAGAACGGCAAGCGCAACCTGCAGCTGCAGCGCGAGCGTATGTTCCTCGCAGCGCTGCCGGCGATGAACTTCAACATCACCGCGGCCGCGATGGCCTGCGGCGTCCCCCCTGGCTCCGCGCCCGTGTGGGCGTACAAGACGCTCAAGACCGAGCGCTTCCAGGCGATGCTCGCGACTTACGTGAACGGCGTCGTCGAGAAGCACGATGTCAAGCTCGACAAGCTGGTGATGGAGCTGAAGGCTCTGGCCTACAGCAACATCGCGGACTTCTGCGAGGTCGACGGCGCGGGCCAGCTGAGCGTTAACTTCGCGAACTGCTCGCGCGAGCAGATGAAGGTCATCTCGTCGGTCAAGGTGAGGGAGCGCGTGCTCAAGAGCATGGAGGGTTCCCAGCTCGTCGAGCGCACGACCGAGTTCAGGATGCACAACAAGCAGGACGCGTTGCTCGCGCTGATCCGCTACGCCGAGAACGGTGCCAAGGGCCTGGACCCGGCGCCGATGAACAACATCTTCAACATTGACAACCGCCAGGTCCATGTCACGGTCGAGCAGAAGGCCGGCATCTACCGCGAGATGCTGGAGGGACAGTGAGCGATCAGCGTTGGGACTATCGCAATGATCAAGCCATGTCGCCCTCAGAGGCCATTGCCGCGATCGACGCGTCGCCGATGCCGGAAAGCGCGAAGGAGGTCTTCCGCGCCGTGCTCGCCGTCGCAGGAGCCAGGGGCCGGCAGGTTTACAGCATGAGCGGCGTCGGCGATGCCTCGAACGATGTCGAGTGGTCCACGGTGACGGTGAACACGCGGGCCTAGGATTTTCCCGCCGAGCCACAGCCCTTGGCAGATGACGACCAGAGCCACCGGCGATGAAGCCGCGGCGGTCGTGAAATGGGCAGCCCCGTCCGGCAGGGGCACATTTGGAGGCCGTCGGTGTACGAGTGGTACTGCTACAGCTGCAAGGTCATGGTGAGGCAGCTGCGCTGCCAGCACTGCGGCAAGGAGGAGACCGAGGCGTCGTTGGGCTTCCTGGCGCTGCTCCGCAGGTGGTGACGTGTTCGACCAGAAGCAGTTCGACTGGAAGAACCCCAACTACTTCGACGTGCTCGACGAGCGCATCCGCCGTCTGCAGTGGATCAGGGCGAACCCCAACAAGCTCGACGGCCTCAAGGCCTACTACGCCGAGCACGTCGCGGACTTCATCAACGATTGGGGCGTGACCTTCGACCCGCGGTCGATCACCAACCCCAACGTGCCGGCCTCGATGCCGTTCCTCCTGTGGGACGAGCAACGCCACTACATCGACTGGGTGCTGGAGAGGATGCACCACGACGAGTCGGGCATCGTCGAGAAGTCGCGTGACATGGGCATCTCCTGGTGCTCGGTCGGCATCGGCTGCACGCTCTCGGTGCTGCCGTCGTACAGGGGCATCGTGGTCGGCTACGGCAGCCGCGTCGAGGACCTGGTCGACAAGATAGGCGACCCCGACTCGCTGTTCTACAAGGCGCGTCTGTTCATGCAGAACCTGCCGCGGGAGTTCCGGGCCGGCTGGATCGAGACCAAGCACGCGCCCTACATGCGGCTCGTCTTCCCCGAGACCGGCGCCGTGATGAAGGGGCAGAGCGGCGCGGAGATCGGACGAGGCGGCCGCGCCAAGCTCTACTTCTTCGACGAGGCGGCGCATCATCCCCAGGCAGGCCTGGTCGACTTCGCGTTGTCGCAGACCACGCGCTGCCGCATCGACCTCTCGTCGGTCAAGGGACGCAACAACCCGTTCGCGCAGAAGCGCTGGAGCGGCAACTACAAGGTCTTCACGTTCCATTGGCGGAGCGACCCGCGCAAGGACCAGGCGTGGGCGGACGCGGAGTTGAAGCGGCTCGGCCCCATAGTCTTCGCGCAGGAGATCGAGATCAACTACGATGCGTCGGTGGAGGGCATCCTCATACCGAGCGCGTGGGTCGAGGCGGCCGTCGACGCTCACGTCAAGTTAGGGTTTCATCCAACAGGCGATCGATCGGCCGCCCTCGACGTCGCTGATACAGGCGTCGACCAGAACGCGTTCTGCGGCAACCACGGTCCCGTCGTCGAGGTCCTGGAGCAGTGGAGCGGGCAGAACAGCGACATGGCGTTCACGCTGGGCAGGGCCTTCGCGCTCTGCGACCAGCATCGCTACGGCAAGCTCAACTACGACGCCGACGGCCTGGGAGCGGGCATGCGAGGCATCGGACGTCTGATGAACGAGGGCAGGGTCGTTGCCAACAGGATCGAGATGATAGCCTTCCAGGGCTCAGGCGCCGTGGTCAACCCGGAGAAGTCCGACATGGACGACGACGCGGTGCCGCCCGTGCCGATCGAGAAGCGCCGCAAGAACAAGGACATGTTCGAGAACCGCAAGGCTCAGGCAGCGTGGGCTCTGCGCGATCGGTTCTGGAAGACGTGGAAGGCCGTCGAGGCGGCGAAGGCGGGCGAGAAGCCCGAGCACAAGCCGGGGGAGATGATCAGCCTGCCGTCGTCGTTGCCGCACCTGGTCAAGCTCAAGCAGGAGCTGTCGCAGCCGACCGTGACCTGGAGCAAGAGCGGCAAGATGATGATCGACAAGACGCCCGACGGCATGCAGTCGCCGAACCTCTACGATGCGGTGATGATCAAGATGCACTCCATGGGCGGGGGCTCGTGGGTGATGGCGAAGGGCCTGCTGGCCGCTACCGGCAGGCCCGGAGCCATGGCGGGGGTGCGATGACCGAGATCGATCTGCGCAACAGGCTGGCCGCGGTCGCCGACCAGCTCGACGTCTCGACCTTCCGCGCCTACGCGGGGCTCGTGGCGCGCGAGCACAGGGCCAAGGCCGCCGAGCTGCGGGCCGTGCGCGGCAAGTCGTCCAAGGCTGACGCGTTGGAGGCCGAGGCCCTGGTCGTGCTGTCGACGGCTGAGGTCGAGGTCGACGAGGAGGAATGCCTTGCCGCGTAGGGTCAACATCTACAAGGTGATCGCCGTCGTGGCCTGGGTGACGAGCGGCCTAGTCGCCGTGGGCGTCGCCGGTGTCGCGTACCACGCGACGAAGCTCGCGGCTGATTTCGTGAGGGGCCTATGAGCGATTGGAAGTGGAAGACCGTGGCGCCCGAGGCCGACGCCGAGCCCGTGCTGGCGTGGGTGAAGGTCGGCGGCCAGGACGTTATCGTGTTCGGCGAGTGGAAGGACGGTAAGTTCAAGACTGCCCACGCTCACGATGGCGATGTGCCGGTGCGGTGGACGCGGCTGCCGGAGGGCTTCAAGCGCGAGCTGCTGGACCCCGTCAACCAGGTGGCCTTCGAGTACGGCATACCTGTCTGTCTCGTCGAAACCGTGGTCTCGCGCCATCAGCAGATCGTCGACGCGCGATGAGCAAGAAGCACAAGCGCGAGGCCAAGAAGCTCCGCAAGAAGCTCAAGAAGGCCGTGAAGAAGGCTGAGGTCGCGGCGGAGGAGACGCAGGCCCAGCTGCGCGCTGCCCCCCTGCCAACGCCGCCGTCACCGTGGGCCAACTACGACCTGGCGGCGCGCACAGCGATGGCGAAGCAGCCGGGCCTGGTCGTCAACCCGTTCGATACGGCGCGCTTCCACAGGCCTATGCCAGGCGTCGTGCCGAAGCCTGTACTGGAGGCCAGCAAGCACGGCCTCGCGATGGACGAGACCGTCATCGAGGTCAACGCGTGGAGCGCGGGCCAGGTCTACAACTCGGCGTTCTTCAACGGGCAGGCTTTCCTCGGCTACACGTACCTCGCCGAGCTGGCGCAGCGCCCCGAGTACCGCAAGCCGGCCGAGGCGCTGGCGACCGAGAGCACGCGCAAGTGGATCAAGCTCAAGTCGAAGGCGGGCGACGAGGCGAAGGCGGACCGCATCAAGGACCTTGAGGCGCACATGGACAAGCACGGCGTCCAGCCTCTGTTCCGGAAGATGAGCGAGTACGACTCGTTCTTCGGCCGCATGCACCTCTACGTCGACACGGGTGACACGGACAACGCGGACGAGCTGCGCAAGTCGATCGGCGACGGGCGCGACGCGATCACGGAGGGCAAGTTCAAGGGCAAGCCGGGTTTCCTCCGGGCGCTGCGCGCCATCGAGCCCGTGTGGTGCTACCCCGCCAGCTACAACTCGACGGACCCCCTCAAGGCAGAGTGGTACGACCCGCAGACGTGGTTCGTGCTCGGCAAGGAGGTCCACCGCACCAGGCTGCTGCTGTTCGTGGCGCGCGAGGTGCCCGACCTCCTGAAGCCGTCGTACCAGTTCGGCGGTCTGTCACTCTCGCAGATGGCCAAGCCGTACATCGACAACTGGCTACGCACGCGGCAGGCCGTCGCCGACCTTATCTGGACCTTCTCCACGATGATCCTGAGCACGGACACGGAGACGCTGGTGCAGCCGGGCGCCGAGCTGCTGATGAACCGTCTGCAGGTCTTCTCGAACCTGCGCACCAACCAGGGCCTGATGGTCCTGAACAAGTCATCGGAGGAGCTGAACAACGTCTCGGTGCCTCTGAGCACGCTCGACGCCCTGCAGGCCCAGAGCCAGGAGCAGATGTGCTCGGTCACCAACACGCCCGTCGTGAAGCTGCTGGGCATCCAGCCCGCGGGCCTCAACGCATCGAGCCAGGGGGAGCTGACCGTCTGGTACGACTGGAACGCCGCGTACCAGGAGAAGTTCTACGACCCCAGGCTCACGACCGTCATCGACCTCCTGCAGTACGACCTGTGGGGCGAGCGCGACCCGGACATCGCGCACGAGTGGGAGCCGATCGAGGAGCTGACGGAGGAGCAGAAGGCGAACGTCCAGAAGACCAAGGCCGACACCGACGCCTCCCTCACGACTAGCGGCATCATAGACGCCGATGAGGCGCGCGAGCGTCTGGCGTCCGACCCGAGCAGCGACTACGCAGGCAAGCTCACGGGCGAGGCGCCAGGACCACCTGGCGGCGAGATGGGCGAGATGGGTGAGCTGGACCCCGCCGCGCAGGGCGAGGAGGGCGAGGACGACGTGGACGGCGCCATGGCACAGGTGTTCCCCAGGCTCGCCACCAGGCCACGCCTGGAGCACGAGCGCAGGGCGGGCGCCGAGGCCGTCATCCGTAGGGTCGAGGACCTGGAGCGCCGCACGTCGGGTCTGGAGCGCCGCGACGACGGCCACAGGCCGCGCGTCGCGGGGACGCGCGAGAGGTCCTGGTAAATGGCAAAGAGGAAGGTCAGGAAGGGCGAGGTCGTGCTACGCCCCCTGTTCCCCTCGGCCGCGATCGGTGCGCGCTACCGCGCAGCCATCGAGGACCTGGTTAAGGAGATGTGTGACTCGGTCGAGTACTGGGTGCGCGCGGCGTACAGGGCCAACGAGCCGCATGCCTCGGTCAGTATGGCAGAGGACGCGCTGCCGGCCGACGAGATGGCCAAGGTCGTGGGAGAGCTGAAGACGCGCTGGTACAAGAACTTCACGAAGGGCGCCCAGAGGCTGGCCAAGCATTTCGCCAAGAAGGCGAGCAAACGGGTGGACGCTGAGCTACGGGCTATCCTCCGTGACTCGGGCCTCTCGGTCGAGTTCGAGATGACCAAGCTGCAGAAGGACATCGCGAAGGCCGTCGTGCATGAGAACGTGGGGCTCATCAAGAGCATCCCCGAGCAGTACCTGAAGAAGGTCGAGACCGTTGTGATGCAGTCCGTGCAGACGGGCCGCGACGTGGGCCAGCTGGTGGACGACCTGCGCGAGCAGTTCGGCGTGACCAAACGCCGGGCGAGCCTGATAGCGAGGGACCAAAACAACAAGGCGACGGCCGCGTTCAACCGCGCCCGCCAGGTCGAGCTGGGCGTCGAGGAGGCCGTATGGCAGCACAGCCACGGCGGCAAGGACCCTCGGCCTAGCCACGTGAAGGCAGGACGGGAGGGCGTGCGTTACAAGGTGACCGAAGGCTGGTTTGACCCCGACGAGCAGAAACACGTGTGGCCCGGCACGCTCATCAACTGCAGGTGCACGAGCCGTTCGGTCATAAAAGGGTTCATATGACCTTTGTCCCCGGAGCCACAGCCCTTGGCAGATGCTCCCCAGAGCTACCGCTTACGAAAGCGCGGCGGGGAGGAAATGGGCGGCCTGTACCGGCAGGCCATCTTGAAAGGAGTTCGTTATGAACTTCGCCGTGTCAGGTCCCTGCGGCTTCCGCATCATCGTGCGGCCCGACCAGGTCGGGTCGAGCGCGCACGAGGTGCGGCAGCTGGCCAGCAACCATGGCAGGCTGGGCTCGCATGAGATACTGCGCCTGGCTGAGCTTGAGCGCAAGGGCCACGGCCTGATGGAGAAGCTGTTCATGATGAACACGCAGGGCGAGGCGTGAGCCACGGCGCGCAGGTCAAGGCGGGGCACGCGAGCGACCGCGCGCCGAAGGTCGGCGACGTCGTCGACTTCTTCAACATGTCGCTGTCGCTCAAGGCCAACGACAACCGCGGCCCCGGACCTTACGAGGCACTGGTCGTGTCGGTGACGTCGCGCACCAGGCTGGACCTCAGCGTCGACCGCGGCGCGCTCGGCAAACGCATGGAGCTGGACGTGGACCACAGGAGCGCGGCCGACGGGCCGAGGCTGTGGGCGTTTCGGCCGTGAGAGAGAACCGCGCCCGGCGGTATCCGGGCTAACAACGAGAGAGGCAGCCAATGTCCGTATTCATGAGAGCCAAAATGCAGGTCCAGAAGGTCGAGCGCTTCCCCGGCCAGAACAACATCACCTGCGTAGCCGTCACGTCGAAGCCCTTCGACGAGAAGGGCAACAACGAGGACAACACATACGCGAAGTTCTCGCCGATGGGGCAGCTGACGCTGAGCATCGCCAACCCGACGCTGATCGGCAAGATCGAACCAGGCCAGAAGTTCTACCTGGACTTCACGCCGGCCGAGGACTGAGGAGAACCCCCGTTGACCAGGCTCGCGTTGGACATGAGCAACATAGATTGGCGCGGCCTGGTCGGCGGCTTCCTCAAGTTCGTCTCCGAGGAGATGCGCGAGAAGGAGCACGTCGAGGTCGACGAGGAAGGCGGCGGCAAGATCGTCGCGGTCTCCGTGCTGTTCACCAGCGCGCAGAAGGCGCCCAAGGTGCTGCTGCTCAAGCGTTCGCTCGACGAGCAGAACTACGCGGGCTACTGGGCGTTCCCCGGCGGCCGTGTCGACGAGGGCGAGGAGCCCCGCGAGGCGGCCCTGCGCGAGTGCCGCGAGGAGATAGGCTTCGAGCCCGACGACGAGCTTAACATGGAGCCGTACGTCGAGAAGGTCCTGCCGCTCGGCGACACGCACGTGACGTTCCGGGCGCCGGCGCAGCAGGAGTTCACGCCGAAGCTCAACGGCGAGCACACCGAGTTCGGATGGTTCGGCCTGCGGGAGCTGCCCAAGCCGCTGCACCCCGGCGTCAAGGAGGTCCTGGACAAGCTGGGCGCCGAAGGCTTCGGAGCGATGGACGACGGCTTCTACGTGCTGATCGCTGCAGACGAGGCGCCCATCGGTCCGTTCAAGACGCGCGATGAGGCCGACGCCGTGGCCAGGGGGTGGGAGCCAGCGGCCATCGCGATGGACAAGGCCACGGTGCGTCAGTTCGACGCGGACGGCCGCATGCACGTCGCGGTCAGCCACATCAGCAAGGCCACGGTTAGCCCGTACCTCGGCAAGGAGATACCGGGCCACGAGGAGATGGGCCTCAAGCCAGACGGCATCTATCACCTGCTGCGCGACCCGCAGGAGCTGGCGAAGGCGGCGCCGACGTTCAACAACCTCCCCCTGCTCTCCAAGCACGTCCCCGTGACGGCCGACGATTTCCCCGACAGCCTGGTCGTGGGATCGCTCGGCACCGACGCGACGTTCGCGGGCGGATACCTTGACAACTCGATCGTGGTCTGGAACCGCAAGGGCATCGACCTGGTCGAGTCACAGAAACAGAAGCAACTCTCTGCCGCCTACCGCTACAGGCCCGACATGACGCCGGGCACGTGGAACGGCATGAAGTTCGATGGTGTGATGCGGGATATTATCGGCAACCACGTCGCATTGGTCGAGACAGGCCGAGCCGGCCCCGATGTGGTCGTCGGTGACAGTGATCCGTTTGCGGACGATTGGAAGCGCATCGCGGATGCCTTGGAGGCGTTGTGAGAGAACGTTGGAAGACGATACCGGGATATTCACGTTACAAGGTCAGCGACAGAGGGCGCGTCAGGTCGCGCTACCAAGTTTTAGCGCTCAGCACACGCTCAACTAGCGGCGTTAAGACCATAACTATCTGGAGTGATGACGGTAAGAAGAAGAACCGTCTTGTCCATCATCTTGTTCTTGAGACATTCGTAGGCCCGTGTCCTATCGGGCAAGAATGCTGTCACGAGGACGATGACGCGGGCAACAACTGGCTTTGCAATTTGCGCTGGGACACTAGGCGCGCCAACATGGCTGACAGGCCGGGAACCGGGGGCCGTCGTCATTGGGAGCAACCGCTCAGCAAGCTGAAAGGAAGCTCTTTCGCAAACCCGTATCTGCAAGGATTGAGCGGACTCATATGAGCAAGCTCATTGAAGCGCTTCGGCGCAAATTCGGAGACCCGCGCAAAGCTCTGCTGGCGTTGGGCCTTGATGAAGCTCTGTTAACCGAGAAGGAGACTACAATGGCAAAGGCTGCCGTCAAGGTTACGCCGCTCACCCGCACGGGCCTCCGGCTGCAGACCGCGCTTTACACGCATCTGCTCCCCAAGCTCGCGCAGGACGCGAAGCTCGACCTCATGCCGGCGCTGAAGGGCGTCGACGCGAAGAACTACAAGGAGAGGCTGTCCGCCATCGTCAAGATGGCGAAGGACGCGGCCGACCCGCTGATGACCCCCGAGGCGAAGGCCGCGGGCGGGGCTGGCCCCGACGACGTCATCATCAAGCTGCTCGACATGGTCGGCGGCCAGGCGGGCGCGCCGGAGACCGAGCCGGTCGAGCTGGACGCGGCGCCGACCGCGGCCGTCGAGGGCGCCCCCGCTCCGGCGGCTGCAGCCCCGGCGGGCGCGTCCGACCCCAACGCGGCCCTGATGGGCTTCCTCAAGGATTGCGGCCTCGACGAGGCTGCGATGGCCAAGGTGGCCGAACTCCTCGGCTCGGGCGGCGCCCCGGCTCCGAAGGAGAAAGAGCCAGGCGCCGAGGATCAGGATGACGACGACGTGAAAGTCACCCCCCAGGCCATGGACGCGGCCATCAAGAAGGCGCAGGAGGACACGAAGGCCTCCCAGCGCGCCACCTTCGAGGCCCACGAGTTCGTGCGGCCGTGGGTGGGCAACCTCTCGTTCGGCGCGTTCGACAGCGCCGAGGGCGTGCACCGCCACGCGCTCAAGATGCTCGGCGTTAAGGTCGACGACTCGACCCCGGCCGCCGCGCTCACGCACATCATCCAGGCCCAGCCGAAGCCGGGTCGTCCCGCGGTCGCGCCGGCGATGGACTCGGCCCCGTCCGAGGACTTCGCCGAGCGCTTCCCGGCGATCACCAACATCCAGGTCCTGTAAAAGGAGAACGACATGACCGCAGGCTTCCAGACCTCCGTCGCCACGCAGCCGGCACAGGCCGTCGAGGGCGACTTCTGCAGCACCAACCCGCGCTTCACCGTGGACGCGGGCCAAGGCGCCCTCGTCGCGGGGCCGGACGGCGTCTACGTCGGCCGGTTCTGCTGGTCCGCGCCGCCGCTCGACAACGACAACGCTAAGTCGCTGGTGAACAGCTACGGTTCCGGCCAGGTGCTCGGCTTTGTGCACCGCGAGCAGCAGGCCCTCATCACGAGGTTCCTCGACATCGCCAGCATGCTGGTCCCCAAGGGCTTCGCCGTCACCGTCTACAACGGCGGCGACTTCTGGGTCCGCAACTCGGGCTCCGGCACCGCGCAGGTCGGCATGAAGGCTTACGCCAACTTCGCCGACGGTAAGGTGACGTTCGCCGCGGCCAGCTCGCCTACCGGCGGCGCCAGCTCGACCGGCTCGATCGCCGCGTCGACCTTCTCGGTCACGGGCTCGATCGAGGGCGACGTGCTCGACGTCACCGCGGTAGGCTCCGGCACCGTTCGCGACGGCGCCACCATCTCCGGCACAGGCATCTCCAGCGAGACCACGATCGTGGGCCAGCTGACGCCGCTGCTGGACGGCGAGGCCGCCGGCGGAGTCGGCCGCTACTACGTGAGCAAGGTGCACGACGAGGTCGCCAGCACGACCGTGTCCGGCACCTACGGCACGTTCACCGCCGGCACGACCACCGGCGGCACCTACGGCGTGGGCGACGTGCTCCAGGGCACGGGCGTCGACGCCGGGACCACCATCACCGCGCTCATCACGGGGACCGGCGGCGCCGGCACCTACGCTGTGAGCAGCAACACCGTGGTCGCCTCGACCACCATCTCGGTCGCGGCGCTCAACGTCGAGACCAAGTGGTACGCCATGAGCGCCGGCCTCGCAGGCGAGCTGGTGAAGATCAGCGACCACCCGCTCGGCTAACGGCTCAGGCCAGGAAGGAACACAGACATGCCTCTCAAGCTGAACAACGTCGCCGACGCGCGCCAGGCCTTCGCGGCCGACCGCCCGCGGTTCGAGACGCTGGGCGCCATTTTCCCGGGCGTCACCCACTACATGTTCCCCGCAGTCCGCGGGAACATGCAGATCGCCATGGATGCCCTCGCCATGGACGCGATGCCGTCCCTGGCTACCGACCCCAACGCGGGCATCCTCGCGCTGCTCACAACCTACGTCGACCCGGAGGTCTACGAAATCCTGTTCGCCCCGAACAAGGCCGTGGAAATCCTCTCCGAGGTCAAGAAGGGCGACTGGCTCACCGACACGGCCGCCTTCCCTGTGGTCGAGCAGACGGGCGAGGTGTCGAGCTACGGCGACTGGAACAACAACGGCCGCGCCGGCATCAACGCCAACTGGCCGCAGTTCCAGGCCTACAACTACCAGCTCATCATGGAGTACGGCGAGCGCGAGATGGCCCGCTACGGGCTGGCGAAGCTCAACTACGTGTCGGAGATCGAGCGCGCCGCCGCCACGATCTTCAACAAGTACCAGAACCTCATGTACTTCTTCGGGGTGGCGGGGCTGCAGAACTACGGGCTCATCAACAACCCGTACCTGTCGGCCCCCCTGACCTCCGCGACCAAGGCGGCGGGCGGGACCTCCTGGTACACCGACGGCGTCATCACGGCGACCGCCAACGAAATCTTCAAGGACATCCAGGACCTGTTCACGTCCCTGGTCGTCCAGACCGCGGGCCTGGTGGACCGCGAGACGAAGATGACGCTGGCGCTCTCGCCGCAGAGCGAGGCCGCCTTCACCACCACGAACGCGTTCGCCGTGAACGTGTCCGACCTGCTCAAGAAGAACTTCCCCAACCTCAAGGTCGTGTCGGCGGTCCAGTACCAGGAGCTGTCGGCGTCGAACCCGCAGGGCGTCGCGGGCGGCAACTTCATGCAGCTCATCGCCGAGTCGCTGGAGGGCCAGAAGACCGCCTACGCGGCCTACAACGAGAAGGCCCGCACGGGCACGATCGTCAAGGACCTCTCGGCGTTCCGGCAGAAGATGATGGCCGGCGGATGGGGCACCATCATCCGCATGCCCGTCGCCATCGCGAGCATGATCGGCATCTAGGGCCGGCGCCCTCGATCCGAGGGGCCGCGGCTCACGCCGCGGCCCTTCCAGTCGACGACGCCAAACCCCGAGGAGGACATCATGGCGAAAGACGAGAAGGACAAGGACGATCAGGTGAAGACGCCGGGGGCCGCGGGCCCGTCGGGGTCAGGGGGCAAGCTCTGGGCGGCCTGCAAGCTCCCGGCCGGCCTGGTGCTGCGCACCTTCAAGATGCGCGACACGGTCGAGACCACGCTCGCCGGCACGCGCGACGTGCGGGTGGCACAGCAGGCCGGGCCGCCGGTCAAGCTCAACGGCAGCGCGGTGCCGATCGGCCACGTGCCGCAGCACCGCATCGTCCACGGCTACGGCCTCACCGTCATCGACGAGGACGTGTGGCAGGCGTGGCTGAAGGATAACAAGGACAGCGCGCTCATCGTCAACGCGATGGTGTCGGCGCACCGCGACGAGGCCTCGGCCGTGGCCTGGGCGTCGGAGAACGCCAAGCGACAGACCGGCCTGGAGGAGCTGTCCCAGGACAAGGACCCGCGCGCGCAGCGCCTGCTCACCCCGGGCCTGGTCGGTCTGGGCTCCCGCACCAACGACATGCCGCAGGCCAACTGACATGGCGAACGCGGTCTCCTTCAGCTACGCGACGTTCGTCGCGCGCTATCCGGAGTTCCGCGGATGCTCCGAGGAGCTGCTGGGCCAGTATTTCGTCGAGGCGGGCCTGTACTTTCGCAACGACGGCACGTCGCCCGTGGTGCTGGACGCCCAGCAGCTCCTCATCATGAACATGTTCACGGCGCACATCGCGGCACTCTACGCGCAGAGCCAGGGTCAGGCGGCACCAGGCCAGGCCCAGGACGCCAACAGCCCCGTCGGCCGCATCGCGTCGGCCACGCAGGGCAGCGTCACCGTGAGCACCGAGCTGCAGACATCTCCTGCGGCTCTTGGCATGCAGCAGTGGCTCGCCCAGACCAAGTATGGCCTGTCAGCGTGGGCCGCCATCAAGCCGTACATCCTAGCCAGGTATGTGCCGGGCGCCCTGCAGCCTGGTGGCCTCGGCCCGCAGCCCTTCCCTTACCCTGGTCGAGTACTGCCCTGATGGTGTCGCTCAAGGTGACGGGAGGCAAGAACCTTGACAAGACGCTGAGAGAGCTGGGCAAGGCAGCCGACCAGGCTTCGAGCGTCGACGTGGGTTTCATGGGAGCGGCCACGGAGCCCGACGGCACGCTCGTCGCCGAGGTCGCCGCCCACAACGAATTCGGCACGGCGACATCGCCGCCGCGTCCGTTCTTCCGCAATACCATCGAGAAGCGCGCGGCCGCGTGGGTACACAACTTAGGCGTCGCGCTGGTCGCCAAGAAGTTCAACGCGAAGGCTGCGCTTGGCCTGGTTGGGCTCGGCATGAAGGAAGACGTCCAGGACGGCATCAGGGATTTGTGGCGCCCACCGCTCGCCGACAGCACCGTCGCGCGCAAGGGCTTCGACAAGCCTCTCATCGACAAGGGCGTCATGCTGAACAGCGTCACCCTGAAAGTCAACACGGAGAAATAGACAATGACACGTTACGTTATGGGCTGGAACCCCGAGAACGGTTCGTTCAAGCTCGACAAGCAGCTGATCGAAGAAATCCTCGGCGGTGGCGCCGAGGCCAACAATCCGGCGATCGTCGCTCTGACCTCGACGGGCGACGGTACTATCTCGGCAGCCGCGCTCAAGGCAGGCGTGATCGCGCGCTCGGGCGCCACCGCGGCCCGCACGGATACGACCGTCAGCGCCGCCGCTCTCCTGGCTGCTATCGGCGGCGGGGAGGCCAACGTCAACGACGCTTGGTTCGTGACCTACCAGAACACGACCGCGTTTCCGATCACCGTGGCCGGCGGGGCCGGCGTCACGGTCTCCGGCAACACCATCGTGCCGCCGAACTCGGTCGGCATGTTCCTGCTCACCTACAGCGCCGACACTCCGGCCTTCACGCTGGTCGGCGTGCAGACGGTTCCGATGGCGTCTGTGCAGTCGGTCAAGGCCCCGACCACCGCGGCCCTGGAGAGCGCCGCCATGGCGGCGGCCGACCTGGCGGGCGCGTCGAGCGTGACCTTTATCAACACGGGCACCACGCCGGGCAACCTGCAGATGCCGACGGCGGCCAACCTGATCGCGGCCATCCCCAACGCGCGCGTGGGCTACGCGTACGAGCTGTTCATCAAGAACGGCTCAGGCTCCGACAACACCGCGACCATCACAACCAACACCGGTGTCACGCTCTCTGGCACGATGACCATCGCCCAGAACGTCACGCGGCGTTTCGTGGTGGAGATCACCGGAGCGGCGACCGTCACGGTGACCAACACAGGCTCCCTGGCGGCGTAGCTTGAACCTCAACGCCTACGCGAACGGCGTCACCCAGGCCGTCAACCCCAACTCCCCCCTGCTCGTGCGAGTCGCGACGGGGGTGGCTCGGGACGCGTCGCACAAGCCGTCGCCGACCTACGACAGCCCGTGCTCGTTCACGGCGTCTATCTCGGGCAATATCATGACCGTGACCGCGACGGCTGCGGGCACGATCATGACGGGGCAGACCGTGCTGGGCGACGACGTGGCTGACGGCACCTACGTCGTCGGCGCGGGCGATGAGCCCGACACCTACGTCGTGTCGGTCGAGCAGGAGGTCCCCTCCGAGGCGATGACGGCGGAGCTGCGGGTCGTCGGCAACGCGCAGCCCGTCGTCGGCTGGAAGGATATCCAGCAGCTCGACGCGCTGAACATCCAGGGCACGCGGTACAAGATTTACATGTACGGCCGTGTCGAGGCGATCGTGAGGACGACGAACCAGGGGGGAGACCTGATCGTCGACGAGGCGACCGGGCGCGTCTACCTGGTCGCCATGGTGTTTGAGCATTGGCCGCCGATCGGCGTGCCGCAGTGGTGCTCGGTGGCCGCCACGCTGCAGAACGGATCGTGAGGAGGTTACATGATTAAGAGACTGGCGATCGCCGCTTGCGCGGTGCTCGTCGCCGCCGCGGCGGCGGCGCAGACTTTCAACCAGCGGGCCGTCGTGAGCACGTCGGGCTCGGGTGACCGCACGGTCATTACGGGGCTAGCCGGCAAGTCGATCATGGTGTACGGCTTCGACCTGTTCCTCTCGGGCAGCTCGACGCTCAAGCTCAAGTGTGGGTCCACGGACCTCACCGGAGCAATGACCATGACAGCCTGGTCGAAGCCTATCGTGCAGGCCCCCGCATACTTCGTGTGCGCTGGCGGCTCGAACCTCATCATCAACCTCGGCAACGCCGTCAGCACAGGAGGTATCTTGTGGTACGCGCAGCAGTAGCGGCCGCGTCGGCCGCCTTCCTCGTCGCTGCGGCAACGATCGCGGGGACGGCATCGGCGCAAGAGCCGCAGCCCATAGACCCCAAGGGTTCCTACGCGGTGCCCATGTCGGGAGAGGAGCTGCAGGCCTTCGTGTCCCTGGCGACACAGTGCGATGCGCGAGCGCCGTTCGCCTGCGCCGAGTTTCTGGTGTTCATCCGCCGTAAGCTCCTGTCGGCGGAGAAGCGCGAGGAGAAGAAGTAAGTGGAGATCAGCCCGGGCCAGGACGACGTTTTCCGCGTGCTCGGCGATTTCGTGTACGCGGTGCTGCCGTCCGGCATCATCTTCCAGCAGGGCCAGGCCAATCGAGTGCCGGAGCCCCGCGAGCAGAACTTCGTCGTGGCGTGGCCCATCTCGTTTCCGCGGCTCGCCACCAACGTCGACAGCTACCTGGACGTGGCATTCTTGGGTTCGATCGACGACGACGTGCTCACCGTGACGGAGGTCTACGCCATCGTCGACGGCAGCTCGATCGGCACCGGCGTCGACCCCAAGCCGATCGAGGTCGGCGACACGGTCTACGGCACGGATGTTGAAGCAGGGACTAAGATAGTGGCCCAGACGAGCGGGACACCTGGCGGCGTAGGCACCTACACCGTGTCGGTGTCGCAGACCATAACGGCGGAGAAGATGGCTTGCGGCGCGCAGGACATCGTGCAGGCCGTCGAGTGGGTCGTGCAGATGGACGTGCACGGACCGCAGGCCTCGGACAACGCTCAAATCTTGTCGACGTTGTTCCGCGACGCGTACGCGGTTGACTACTTCGCGGCCCATCAGTTCGGCGCGGGCCGCGTCGTCCCCCTGTACGCCGATGATCCGCGCCAGATGCCGTTCCTCAACGGTGAGCAGCAGTACGAGGACAGGCTGGTCGTTACCGCCAGGCTACAGGTCAATCAGACCGTGCGCGTGCCGCAGCAGTTCGCCGACGAGCTTGATGACCTGACCCTGGTAGCCGCAACGTCGCCGCCGGCGACATAGGAGAGAGAACAACATGACGACTATCCCCGTCAACATGGACGTCAACATCGTCCCGGGCGTGCTCAGCGCCGGCGGGACCGCGCTCGCGCTCAACGGTCTGATCCTCTCGGACAGCACGCGCGTGCCGATCGGTTCCGTGCAGTCGTTCGCCAACGCTTTGGAGGTCTCCGACTACTTCGGACCCTCCAGCGACGAGTACGAGGCGGCGACGACCTATTTCAACGGCTACAACAACTCCTTCGTGAAGCCGGGCTCGCTTCTGATGGCGCAGTACCCGACCGAGAACGTGGCGGCGTTCCTGCGCGGCGGTGACGTGCGCACCATGACCGTGGCCGAACTCGCCGAGCTGTCGGGCACGCTGTCGATCATCATCGACGGCTACTACACTTGGACGTCCAACTCGGTCGACCTCTCGGCAGCCACCAGCTACTCGGACGCGGCGGACATCATCGAGACCGCCCTGACCGCGTCGCCGCCGGCCGGCGGCACCTCGACGGCGAGCACCATCTCCGGCACCACGCTCACGGTCGGAGGCTCGGTCACGGGCACCTTCCGCGTCGGCCAGCGCATCTCGGGCTCCGGCGTCACCGCGGGCACGAAGATCACGGCGCTGGGCACAGGCACGGGCGGCGCCGGGACGTACACCATCAGCGTATCGCAGACCGTCGGCGTCGCCACGGCCATCAATTCCTTCGGCTCGACCCCGACCGTGACCTACGACAGCACGTCGGGCGGCTTCCTGGTGCAGTCCAGCAACGTGGGCTCGCCCGTCAGCCAGATGGCGTTCGCCACCGGCACGATCGCAGCCGGCATCAAGCTCACCTCCGCCACGGGCGCCGTGCGCAGCCAGGGGGCGGACGCGGTCGAGGACCCCGCGACGTTCATGAATGGCGTCATTGCCGTGACCCAGAACTGGGCGACTTTCATGACTCTGTTCGACCCGGACACCGTGGGCGAGAATGACGTCAAGATGGAGTTCGCGGACTGGACCAACGACCAGAACAACCGCTACGCCTACGTCTGCTGGGACACCGACGAGAGCCCGACCACCTCGTCGAACGCCACCAGCAGCATGGGCCGCCTCCTGGCGGACGGCGACTTCTCCGGCACCATCCTGGTGTGGAACACGTCGGAGCTGGCGGCGTTCGTCTGCGGCGCTGCGGCGTCGATCGACTTCAACCGCACGAACGGCCGCGCCACGCTCAAGTTCAAGTCGCAGAGCGGCATGACGGCGACCGTGACCGACCAGACGGTCGCGCAGAACCTGATCGACAACGGCTACAACTTCTACGGCGCCTTCGCCACCGCGGCCGATCAGTTCAACTACTTCTCGCCTGGCAGCGTGAGCGGCCCGTTCGCGTGGGCCGACACATACCTCAACCAGGTGTGGTTCAACGCCTCGCTGCAGCTCTCGCTCATCACGTTGCTGACGAGCGTCGGCGCCGTCCCCTACACGACGGTCGGCTACACCATGATCGAGGCTGCGATGGCCGACCCCATCGCGGCGGGCCTCAACTTCGGCGCCTTCTCGCCTGGCGTCCCCCTGTCCCAGCTGCAGCAGGCGGAGGTCAACTACCAGGCGGGCCGGGACATCGTCAACACGTTGTTCTCGCAGGGCTACTACGTGCTGATCCAGCCGGCGACGGCGCAGGTCCGGGCGGCGCGCACGTCGCCGACCATCACGCTGTGGTACTGCGACGCCGGCGCGGTCCACAAGATCACCGTGGCGAGCATCGCCGTCCAGTAAGGAGCAGGACACATGGCAACCCGCACCATAACGTCGGCGAACTCGACGTTCATCATCACCGTGCCGGGCGTCTTCGTGGCGCCGCAGCAGCTGCAGGGCTACTCCGCCGACGACATGTTCAGCGTAGAACGGCAGACGCCCACCGAGATGCAGCAGGGCGTGGACGGCTTCGCCGCGTCCGGCTTCATGTTCCAGCTCACGAAGCAGGGCATCGTCCTGCTGCCCAACTCGCCGTCGATCGACGTCTTCGACCAGTGGTGGCAGTTCATGCTCGTTGCGCGCGACTCGTTCCTGGCGCAGGGGGTCATCACGCTGCCGTCGCTGCAGAAGAAGTTCGTGATGGTTGACGGGAGCCTGACGGGCTACGCGCCGATGCCGGGAGCCGGACGTACCCTCAAGTCGCGGGACTTCGAGGTCACCTGGAACCAGATCATCCCGCAGCCCGTCTGACGTGGAGGGCGAGGGCGGCCGGTAGGGAGACCGGCCGCCGACTGACTTAACCGAGGAGAACGACATGGCACGCAGAGAGAATATCCTGAGGTACGATCAGCCAGGATCGCGAGACCACGGCAAGACGTATATCCTGAAGGAGCCCGACGCGCTCACCGCCGAGTGGTGGGCGACGCGCGCCCTGCTCCTCCTCGCCCAGGAGGGCGTAGACGTCGGCGAGGCCGACGGAATGGCGGGCCTGGCCGCGGCCGGCATCTCCGCGCTCGGCAAGATCAAGTCCGCTGACCTCAAGCCGCTGCTCGACGAGATGCTGGGCTGGATTTACGTGGCGCCGGACCCCGCGCAGCCGATGAACACGCGCCAGCTCAACGCGCAGCTCGGCGACGTGGAGGAGATCGGCACGCTGCTGCAGCTGCGCATGGCGATGTTCGAGCTGCTGACGGGTTTTTCTATGCCCGCGCTCCCATCGACGTCGACATCGGCGACGCGGGCGCCGGACGCCTCCTCGACTACCCAAACGTCCCGGGCATCGTAGGCCTGGTCGTGTCGAGCAGGCTCGCCACGCTGCACGAGCTTGGCACAGTGTACGGCGTCAAGGACCTGTACGACCTCATCGAGGTCATCGTGGTCGACGCCCACAACAGGCGCGTGATCGAAAAGATCAACGCGGACGCGGCAAAGAGGGTCTGACCCCATGCCAACCGTCATCGACAGCCTCATAGTCACGCTCGGCCTCGACCCCTCCGGCTTCAAGAAGGGGCAGAAGGAGGCCGCGCAGGCGTTGCTGCAGTCGAGGCAGAACTTCGAGAAGACTGGGCGCGAGATCGAACACCGCGCCAAGTCCATGACGGAGTTCATGAGCGCGCTGCGCGGAAACGTGCTGCTGCTGTTCGCCGCCTTCACCGGCGGCCGCGGCCTAAAGCAGTTCATGTCCGACGTGACGCAGAGCAACGCCGCCCTCGGTCGCATGGCTCCTCTCGTCGGCACGACAGCGCGGGAGCTGAGCAAGTGGCAGGGGGCCGTGACGTCGCTCGGCGGCGATGCCAAGGGCGTCGCTGGCAGCATCGCTGCGCTCGACCGTGCCCTGGTCGACATCTCTCTCGTCCCCTCCGACAACCCCGCGCTGCTGCCCTACCTGCGCGCCCTAGGCGTCAGCCTCCAGGGCGCCAACGGCAAGATCAAGACGGCGACGCAGCTCCTGCCTGAACTCAACGCGGCTGTGCAGGGCCTCGACAAGCGCGAGGCCTCCTCGATCCTGGCCAAGATCGGCCTGAACGAAGACCTCATACAGGTCGTGATCCAGAGCCGCGAGGAGTTCCGCAAGACGATGGCGGACCAGGAGCGGTGGGGGCTCCTGACGGAGAAGCAGGCCAAGGAGTCGATGCAGCTCCAGCGCGCCATCGCCGGCGTGACGCTGTCGTTCACCACGCTCGCCCGCCAGGTCCTGGAGGCCGTCAACCCTGCGCTGGTATCGATGGCCACCAGGCTGTCGAACGTATTCGTGTGGTTCCAGAAGCATCCCGAGGAGGCCAAGGCCGCGCTCCTGGGCATCGCGGCGGCGGTCGGCGTCCTGGTGCTCGCGCTGGGAGGTCCTATCACCTGGCTGGCGGCGATCGGCACCGCGGCAGCCGTGCTCTACGACGACTGGGCCACGTGGAACGAGACGGGCAAGTCGAACTTCGGGAACTTCTGGCAGTACGTCACGGAGGGCTGGAAGAAGATCGAGGCAGTCGCCATACAGGTGTGGGACTCGATCAAAGATACCGTGATGCCTATCCTGATAGGCATACGCGACTACGCGACGTCTCTCGTCGAGTTCTACGCCAGCGCGCTCAAGCTCATCTACACGCTGTTCTTCGGCTCGTCGCAGGACATACGCGACGCCTGGTCGAATATGATCGGCAAGCTGGAGAAGGTATGGGAGTCGTTTTGGGAAGGCCTGGTTAAGGCCATCTACAACGCGGCGCCCGCCATCTTCGACGCGATGAAGAAGGCTTTCGGCGCGGCGTTCAGCTGGGTTATGGACAGGGCTAATACCATCTGGCGCGCGATCACCGGCAACGACCTGTTCGAGAAGACGTCGCTGGGCGACACAGGGATGGAGGACCCCGCCACGATCCAGGGCGGCTACACGACGGGCGGCAAGGGCCGCGGCTCGGGCTCCAACACGCTGCACGCTCCGGTAGACCGCAAGCAGCTCGACGAGGACATCGCCGACTACCAGCGCATGGGCTGGTCGCGCGAGCAGGCCATCGGCATCGTCGCCAACACCGTCGCGGAGAGCGGCGGCAAGGGGCACACTGCCGTCGGCGACGGCGGCGCAGCCTACGGCATCCACCAATGGCACCCCGACAGACAGGCAAACTTCCGGAAGGTGTTCGGCAAGGACATCCGCGACAGCACGCGCGCCGAGCAGCGCGCCTTCACGGACTGGGAGCTGCGCAACACGGAGAGCAAGGCCGGCGAATACCTCAAGCGAACGACGTCGCCGGGCCAGGCCGCGCAGGTCTTCTCCACACATTTCGAGCGGCCTAAGTACACGGGCCTGGAGGCCGCGAAGCGCTGGAGCCTCGCCGAGGAGCTTGCCAAGGGCGGCACAGGCGGCCCTGCCGGTCTCCCCCCTGTCGGCGCGCCGACGGCCGCCGCGACGTCGAGCACGACGAACAGCTCCAACGTCAACGTCAATGTTGATCAGATCACGGTCAACGCTCCCAACGCGACCGACGCGAAGGGCATCGCCGCAGCGATCAAGCCCGAGCTGAGCGACGCCGTCTACGCAGCGCAGCAGCAGGGAGGCTTCATCTGATGCCGCTCATACCGATCAACACGCTGCCTACCAGCCTCCTCGGAGGCGGCCCCAACATCGTCACGCAGGGCCTGGTCGGCATTGGCCTGCTGCCGCCCGAGTGGGGCGTCTTCTCTCAGGACGGCGCGCCCGTGCTGAGCTTCGATACGGTGCTGGCGTTCGACTACAGGCGGGACTGGAACGTCGCCGACTATCCCGTGGAGCGTGGCGCCTTCGAGAGCTACGACAAGGTGCAGACGCCATTCACGACCAGGCTGACGCTCGCCACAGGCGGATCGTTCGCCGCCAGGCAGCACTTCCTGGAGACCCTGCAGGCGATCGAGGACGACCTGAACCTCTACGACGTGGTCACGCCCGAGGTCACTTACACGCGCACCAACATCGTGCACGTCGACTACAGGCGCGCCGACGCCAAATACGGTACGATAATCGTCAACGTCTTTCTGCAGGAGATACGCGAGACCGTCACGGAGCGCGTGGGGACGAACGCGCAGGAGCCGAGCGGCAGCGCTACGCAGAACGGCGGCCAGGTGCAGACCGACAGCCTGTCGGACGGCGAGAAGAAGATCATCGCCGATGCTTTCAACCAGCCGACCTTCGCCGGTGTGGATAATACCTGATGGTAAAGATACCGCTACAACCTGTGCCGGCGCAGACCGTCAACGCGCTCCTCGAACAGCAGGCGGCGACCATGACGGTGCGTCAGCTCGGCACTGGCGTGTATCTCTCGCTCTCGCTCGGCGATACCTCGATCGTGTCGCAGTGCATCTGCGAGAACGCCAACAGGATCGTCCGCGGCACGTACCAGGGCTTCGAGGGCGACGTCTTCTTCATCGACACGACTGGCGCGGGCGCCGATCCGCAGTTCGACGGGCTCGGCACCAGGTTCCAGCTCGTGTATATGACCGCTGCCGAGCTTGCGCTGGTGCAGCCGTGACCTTCGTCCACCGCAGGATCGACGTTACCTTCACGAAGGGCTCCGGAGGCTTCGAGGGCGAGGGCAACAGCGTCAAGCTCTCCAAGGTCCGGGTGGCCGCGCGCGTCTCCAAGGCTGGCGGCAATTCGTTCGGGCAGCTGCAGGCCACGGTGTGGGGCCTGACGCTCTCCAGGATGAACCAGCTGACGACGCTCGGCCAGAAGGTGCAGACCGTCAGCAAGGACAAGATAACCATCTCGGCGGGCGACAGCGCGCACGGCATGTCGGTCGCCTTCGAGGGCAACATCTTCAACGCGTACGCGGACCTCCAGTCTGCGCCGCAGGGTGGCTTCGTCGTGAGCGCGCAGACGGAATACGCCAACAGCGTGGCGCCGACGCCCGCCCTCAGCTACTCGGGCGGCGTAGACGCTGCGGACATCTGCAAAGAGCTGGCGCGTAAGATGAATTTGAAGTTCGAGAACAACGGCGTCAGCGTCATGCTGTCCGATCCGTACTTCTCGGGCTCTCCGCTCAACCAGCTTGAGCGCGTCTGCACGGCGGCGAACATCTCGTACGCGATCGACGCCGGCGTGCTCGCCATCTGGAAGAAGAACGGTTTCCGCGGCTCAGGAGGCTCCGACCAGGTGCCCCTGGTCTCGCCCTCGACCGGCCTCATCAGCTATCCGACCTACACGGCGTCAGGCATCAAGGTCAGGTCGCTCTACAATCCGGCCATCGAGTTCGGCAAGCGCATCAAGCTGGAGAGCGACCTGAAAGCAGCGACGGGTCTGTGGACCGTGTACGCCATGGACTATGACCTGGAGGCAGAGGTCCCCGGCGGCAAGTGGGAGATGAACCTTGACTGCTACAATCCGGACTTCGGCCTGGTGGTGAGGACCTGATGGCCGAGCAAGACAAGGGGCAGATGAGCCCCAACGACACGAGCAGCCAGTTCAACGCGACGGCGTTCCAGATCAAGCAGTGGGTGCAGGCCAACGTCTCGACGATGAAGCCCGTCAAGGTCGTCGCGGTCTACGGGCCGGACGGCGGAGAACTCGACGGCTCTGCCGTGACGGCGATCGGCTACGTCGACGTGCAGCCTCTCACCAAGCAGATGAATTCTACGGGCGAGACCATGGGGCACGGCATCATCAGCCGTGTTCCGTACGTCCGCGCGCAGGGCGGCAAGGTCGCCATCGTGATCGACCCCAAGGTCGGAGACGTCGGCCACATCGTCTGCGCCGATCGCGACATGTCGGCGGTGAAGGCCAACAGGGGAGCCGAGTCTAACCCGGGCTCGCACCGCGCGTTCGATCCTGCCGATGGCGTGTTCCAGGGCTGCTTCACGGGCGAGGACGCCCCCGAGGCGTACATCTTCTGGAAGGAAGACCATTGGCTCATCACGCCCGATCAGGGCGAGACCTACATCGCCATACGCCCGGGAGAGATCGTGCTGTGGGCGAAGAAGGTCATCGTGCACGGCGACGAGCTCGCGTCGTTCGACGCGTACGGCACCGGCTTCGAGTACCGTCCTGCCCAGATCGACAACTACACGGCGGGCGCCAGCACGTCGTCGCGTCCGATCAACCCCCCTGCCGTCCCCGCGGCCGAGGCGGCCGAGGAGGAGTAGAATGGACACGATGAAGCTCGACCCCGACACGTGGGACATCATGCTCGACGGCTCCGGCAACATGGCCCTGGAGACCGGCGCTGCCGCCCAGGCCCAGGACGCGGCGAGCGAGATCAGGCTGTTCAGGGGGGAGCTGTACTACGATACGGCGCGCGGCGTGCCGTATTGGCAACAGATACTCGGCTACATCCCGCGCGTATCGCTCATCAAGGCGAAATACACGGACGCGGCCAGGCTCGTGCCCGGAGTGGTGAGAGCAACCTGTCAAATCGCGTCTGTTAATGACAGGCACGTCGTGGGAACAGTCTACATCGCCAACGAGGAGGGCCAGACGCGGATCGAACGTTTCCTGGCGATCGCCTAGCATGGCGAGCAACGTTCCACGTCCGACGCTGACGGCGACGGGCTACCAGTCTCCCACCGAGCTGGAAATCCTCGCCGGCGTCCAGGCTGATATGAACGCAGCCTTCGTCACGACGCTGAACTTCGGCACGGTGACGAACCCCACGCCGCAGGGCCAGCTCGCCGCGTCGTGGGCCGCAATCATCGGCGCCTGCTACGACTCGTTCTGTCTCCTGGCGAACAGCAACGATCCGGCGTACGCCTTCGGCCGCTACCAGGATGCCATCGCGCGCATTTACTTCCTGCAACGTGATCCTGGCGAGAGCACCGTGGCCGACTGCGTCTGCGTCGGCCTCGCGGGCACCGTTATCCCGTTCGGCACGCTCGCGCAGACACGAGAGGGTGTCAAGTACTTCGCCACGACGACATCGACGATACCTGCGAGCGGCAGAGTCACGATACCATTCGCCGGCCAGACCACTGGCCCCGTGCCATGCCCCGCCGACACGGTAAACGTCATCTTCCAGAACATACCGGGCTGGGACAGCATCAACAATCCCGAGGCTGGCGTGCTGGGCTCTGACCCTGAGACGCGCGCCAAGTTCGAGGAGCGCCGCGAGGAGTCGGTCGCGCTCAACTCCCGCAACACAGACCAGGCCGCGCACGGCTCAGTCAACGACGTGGCTGGCGTGCTCGACGCCTACGTGATCGACAACTACAACTCTTACGACGTGGCCGTTACGCCGGAAGCCGTCATCGAGGGCGACATCACTGGCACCACGCTGACGGTAAACGAGGTACGCTCGGGAACCATCAAGGTCGGCCAGACCATCACAGGCTCGAACAACACGGGCATATCGGTCGAGTCCGGCACGACGATCGTCTCGGAGACCACGCCAAACGAGGAGTACGAGGTCAGCGTCTCGCAGACGGTCGCCGTGACCACGCTCAACCTTGGCGGCGTCGTGCTGGGGGCGAACTGCCTCTACGCCGCGGTCGTGGGAGGAGACGCCGACGACATCGCGCAGGCTCTCTGGAGCAAGAAGTCTCCGGGCTGCGCCTGGTTCGACGGCAACACGACCGCCACGGTCTACGACGACAGCGAGCCGTACCCGCCGCCAGGCATCGCGTACGAGGTCAAGTGGGAGACCCCGTCGGCGCTGCCGTTCGCCTTCAAGGTGACGCTGGTCGACAACCCGGCCATACCCGCCAACGCGGAGACGCTGATCGATGGTGCCCTCATCGACGCGTTCGCCGGCAACATCGACGGAATACCCCGCGCGCGCATAGGCTTCAAGGTGCTGTCGTCGCAGTACATACCGGCCATCACCGCGCTTGGCACCTGGGCGCAGGTGGCGAGCCTCCTGATGGGCACGAAGAACTCGGCGGAGGCCGAGGCGACGGCCGCGTTCGGGGCATCGTTCACGGGGTCCGCCTCGGGCACGACGCTCACGGCGTCGTCGGTGATCGGCTTCATCTCCGTCGGCGATACCATCGTGGGCTCCGGCATGCCCGCTGGTACGACGATCGTGGCGTACGGCAGCGGGACCGGCGGAGCCGGAACGTACACGCTCAGCCAGGCCGCTACCTCAAGCTCCGCGTCGCTGACGGCGCAGTCTAATGTCATGGTGGTTAGCGCCGTCGCCTCAGGCGTGCTGGCCGTCGACCAATACGTCTTCGATGCCGCGGCCAACGTCGCTGAAGGCACGCGCATCGTGTCGCAGGTCTCGGGCACGCCAGGCGGCGCGGGGCACTACGTCACCACGCAGACGCAGCGTCTGGCCTCGCAGGCCGTCCTCCTGGTCGTACCGAACCTCGCCGTCGTCCAGGTGAGGATCGACCAGGTGCCGACCACCGACGATAATTTGATCCAAGTGGAGATCGTGTGATGAAGAAGCTGCTTCGTAAGCTCGTCGCCGCCCTGGCGTGCCTCCCCCTGTTCACCGCTCAGGTCGTAGGCCAGGGGGCGCCGACAGGCGTGGGCCCGTTCTACCAGCCAAACTGGTACAAGGGCTACGTGCCGACGGCTCTCGAATGGCAGATGCTTTGGTCCAACAAGGTCGGATACTATTCGACCGGCATCCCCGTGCAGTACGGCGGTACTGGTGCCACGACCGCGGCAGGGGCCAGGACTAGCCTCGGCGTCGTGGGCTCAGCTCTCCCATCAGGCCAAATCTATGTGGGCTCGGCGGGAGGGGTGGCGACGGCTGTGACACCTTCCGGCGACGTCAGCATGTCGAACGTCGGCAACTTCACCGTCGTCGACCTGGCGGGCGTTACCAACGCGTCGCTGGCCAACAGCGGCCTGGTGAACTCTGCGACCACGGTGAACGGACAGACCTGCACGCTGGGCGCATCATGCACGGTGACGGCGGCGGCAACCGGCGTCACGGTCGGGTCCACAACGATCACGGGCGGCACGTCGGGGCGCGTTCTTTACGACAACGCAGGCGTGCTCGGCGAGATGACGACGAGCGGCACGGGCACCCAGCTCGCGCTCACTAACTCACCGACCTTCACGACGCCCGTGCTTGGCGCCGCGACCGGCACGTCGCTTTCCCTCTCGGGCGCGTTGTCCACATCTTCAACGGCTACGAACGCGATTGCCGTGAATGCTGCGGCAGCAACCGTCCGCTCGATGGGTATCAATACGGCAGGCAGCACCCGTTGGACCTGGGGCGGTAATGCGACGGCCGAGAGCGGCGCCAACGCGGGCTCAGACTTCTTCCTTAATGCGCATAGCGATGCGGGCGCCTATATGTTGACGCCGATCATCGTCACGCGCTCCTCAGGTCTCGTCACGCTTGGCGCCTCGGGTGCCGTCGTCGGCCCCTCGCTGACGGTCGGCACGGGTGCCGGAACGGGAAAGGTGCAGCTCGTTCAACCGGCCTCTGCTACGCAATCCGGATACGTTGCGTTTCTTCAGGCCAACAATAATCGTATCGGCTATATCGGTTTCGGCAACACGTCGATCCAGTACGTCGCAGAGCTTGCCTCATCGTTCCATCAGTGGTTTGGACCGGGCGGTGGGTCATGGATGACGCTGAATGGTTCTTCGACCAGCGCCACGTTACAGCTCGGCACGGCGACTGAAATCGGTATTGTACAGCTTGATACTAACGGTGATATGTACATTCGTTCGCAGAAGGCTTCGCGCTTTACCTATATCGGCGCGGCAGGAGCGAACATTGCTTTGGCCGGATCGACCGGTTTCGTTGCCGCCGTCGATAATACGCTCGTGCTCGGGAACGCCAGCAATCGGTGGAACGCGCTGCGTATTGGTACCGGCACGTCCCAGATTGATGGCACGCTCACGCTTGGCGGCGCCCTCACTTATGGCGGTGTGACGTTATCCAACGCCGTCACCGGCACCGGCAGCATGGTCCTCGCGACCAGCCCAACGTTGACGACGCCAAACATTGGTGCTGCGACCGGAACGTCTCTCGCGACGACGGCGGCACTCACGGCCTATTCAGGAACCGCGATCCCTGCCGGCGGTACGGCAGGTTCCGGCCTCAAGGTATCGAGCACGGCGAACTTCGGCGTGTTCTTCGGCTCAGGTGCGCCGACGCTGTCGGCCGCGCAAGGTTCGGTCTATCTCAGTTCCTCGGGGGCTCCGTACTACAACAACAACGGCACGACCGGCTGGACGCAGTTCGCGTCCTCCGTCGACGGCGTCCCCGTCGGCTCGTGCTACGCCTACGGCGGCTCATCCATACCGAGCGGCTGGGTGCAGTCCTACGGACAGGCCATCTCCCGCACGACATTCGCCGCCGCCTTCGCCGTCTTCGGCACGACCTACGGCAGCGGCGACGGCAGCACCACGTTCAACATGCCGGACCTCCGCGGTCGCGCCGTGTTCGGCGACGACAGAAACGGCGGCTCCGCCGCCAATCGCCTCGGCGGCAACTCGTCCACCGGGGGCATCTCCGGAACCGCTTCCGCCGGCACTGCAGGAGGAGAGCAGACGCACGTGCAGACCCTAGCCGAGATGGCGAACCACAATCACACCGCGACCGGCCTGCTCGGCCAGGTCAAGACCGAGTACATCACGCCGCGCGGCGTTGGGTGGGGTGACGGCACGAACGCAGGCTATCACCAGGACATATCCGTAGCCGCGGCTGGCAGCAGCTCTGCGTTCAACATTACGCCTCCTGCGCTCGTCATGAACTACATCTGCAAGGTGCAATGATGAAAAAGCTATCGACCCTATTCGCAGCGCTGGTTTTCTGGACGAACCCCGCTTTCGCGGAGATCGTCGTCGGCTGGATGGGACAGTCCCTCTGCGAGGGCATGTTCTCTGACAACGGCGTGTACGTCGCCCCTTCGCCGTACACGTACCAATGGAACCCGAGCACCGGGAGCTGGGGCACCGTATCGGGTTCGGGCGCCAGGGAATACGCGAACATGATGTTCGCGCAGACCGGCCAGCCCATCTATATGATTTCCGGCTGTGTCGGTGGCACGACGATCGCGCAGTGGACAGACACGACACCAGGCTCCGTGCTCATGAACTTTATGAGCCAAGTCTCGGCCTCAGGCAAAATCCCGAACATCGTACAGTGGAACCAGGGCCAGGCCGAGTATGGAATGCCGCAGGACGTCTCGACGTACTATTACTATTACGGCAAGATTTCCTGGCTCTATCCGTACCTGCTTTCCTCGTGGGGACGTACCTCGGCGCAGGTGCCGTTCAACGTCTGGATTTCAGGTCGTGCAAGCTACGGCTCGTCTCAGTTCGTCAACGCGGCACAGCTCTATTACGCTTCCAACGCGCCAGGCGCTCGTCTAGGAACCGCGTACTACGACCTCACATACGTCGATGGTACTCACGTCAATGCAGCCTCTTACCAGGTAATGGGCGATCGCCAGGCGCGCATTGACCTCAAGGGTCTTGGCGTGTCCGGCTTCTACTGCTCAGTGACACCGCGTATCCTCGGCGGTTGGCGCGTGACGAACCAGCTCATCGAGGTCATCACCGACTCACCCTGCGGCCTCCACACTCATTCATGGGTCAGCTCTCTGACGGGATGGGAAGTGTTCAACGCGGATTACAGTTGGTATGTGCCAATCTCCGCCGTGTGGCTCGGAGGCTCCGCTTGGGGCACCAGCATTTTCATTCAGACGGCGGCAGCCACAGCGTCGAACCTCCACGTTTATTTCTGGAGAACGCAGTACCTCGACCCGAGCGCGCCCAGCTTCGCGAATGACGTGTCGCTCGGCGTCAATGGGAACTCGGCTGCCCCCCTGCCGTTCGGCTTCCAAACGCCGAACTGAAAGGGCGCGACGTTGGACTACTTCCCCGCTCCGTCTGGCTCTGGCTCGCCTTACTCGCCTGTCGGGCAGCTCGTCATCGGCGGCCTGCCGTTCCCGTGGCAGCGTACGATCGTCAGCCAGTACGCCAACAGCCCCAAGCTGCTCGGCCTGGTTGCGCCGTTCGCCGACGCGCTCGACGCCAGCGTTCTCCTGGACGACTTCTACGACAACTTCTGGAACGTGCAGACCGCGGTGGGCTACGGGCTCGACGTGTGGGGCAGGATCGTGGGCGTCGGCCGCGTGCTGGAGATCACGGCCGATCGCTACTTCGGCTTCGAGGAGGGCGGCTCGATCGACTACGATCCGTTCAACCAGGCGCCGTTCTACTCGGGCCAGCCGCTCACGGGCGCCTTCCGCCTGGACGACGACCCGTTCCGCCGCCTGATCTACGCCAAGGCCGCGTCCAACATCTGGGACGGTTCGATAGGGGGAGCCAACGTCATCCTCCGCATGCTGTTCCCGGGCCGGGTCGCCTACGTCGTCGACAACCAAAACATGACCATGACGTACCGCTTCCTGTGGCAGCTCTCCGCGGTGGAGGCCGCCATCGCGATCACGTCGGGCATCCTGCCCAGGCCGTCGGGCGTCAAGGTGAGCTACGAGCAGGTGCCATGAAGTTCTCCGACATCCCCACCAAGATCGAGACGGCGTTCGCGCGCGACGCGGGCGTCGACTACAGGGCCACCATACCGGAGAGCACGGCCGACTTCGGCCGCGCCTCGTGGGTAGCCGGCTTCCCCCCTGCCACCTTCCAGCCGATCGGGGCAGGGGGGACGCCGCCGTGGGGCGCCGACATGAACGGAGTGCTGTACGCGTCGACCATCTGGCTCAACTGGCTGAACGCCGGCGCGCCCGTGGCGTACGATGCCGCCTTCGCGTCGGAGATCGGAGGCTACCCGTCCGGAGCCACGCTCATCGCGGACAACGGCTACGGTTGGTGGTTCTCCGTCGCCGACGACAACGCCGCGGACCCGGACGCGGGCGGCGCCGGCTGGCTGCTCGTCCCCGTCGAGCGCGTCTACGCGGGCAACCCCAACGGCCGTGTGCCGGGCTACGCGCCGCAGTCCAACACGGCGAACGCGCTCAGGCCTCCGTCAATCTGCTGGGATGATACCAACCGGGTCTTCTGGCGCTGCTCGACGACGGGCAACGCCGCGAGCGCCGTCTGGCAGCCGATCACCAACCTCATGCCGACGGGCGCCACGCTCACCGGCAACAGCAAGAGCTACACCGTGGCTGACAACGGGTGCGTCAGGGTCCGCTCCAACTCCGGCGCGGCCATGTCGGACTCTATGCCGACGGCGTCCGGCGTGGACGACGGTTGGCACTGCACGTTCGTCAACGCCGACGCGACGGCCAGCCTCACGCTCAACTTCCCGTCCGGAACGTCGCTCAACGGCGTCGCCGGCCCCACGACCCAGGCTCTCACCCCCGGCCAGACGGTCGGCATCGTGTCGGCGGGCTCGGGCGTCTACTGGAAATTCTTCGTGCCGTTCACGCCGCAGGCCGCGGCGGGCTCCGAGGGTGAGGTCCAGTACAATGGCTCAGGAGTGCTCGCCGCTACTCCGAACGTCAAATGGAACGCGGCGCAAAACAGATTAGAGCTGGTAAAGCTCCTCGTCACGAGCGACGCGACGATCGTCGGAGACCTCGCCGTCGACGATATCACGGCAGATCAGATAGGCGCGACCAACTACCAGGGGTTCTGGTACGGCTATCCCCCCGCATACCTCAACGTCGCCGGCACGACGTCCCACTTCTGGACACCTCCCGGCTTCACAATGGTCATCGGCCAGGGCCTGAACATATCGCCTAACGACCAGGTGACGATCCCCCTCGGGACCACGTTCGACCAGGGCACCTTCGGCGCCACGTTCTCGTTCGTCAGCAACACGAACGGCCTCACGCAGAACGGTCCGAGTTGGATCACGGCCAACAACACCAGCGTCACCTTCAGGAATAACACGTCGGGCTTTGTCGACATCGTTTTCTTCGCGGCCGGACGTAGGACGCCGTCATGACGCGCGACAAGGAGACTGCTAACGGCGAGAGCGGCCTCACCAAGTTCGGCAAGAACGAAGGTGTTCTGCTGTCGTGGCGCACCCTCGTCCTGCTGCTGTGCGCCGGCGGCACAGGCGGCATCTGGAACGCCAACGGGGACCTCCGAGACATCAAGCGCGAGCTGGCGGACCAGCGCCGCGAGTTCGCCGCGTTCAAGGATCAGCAGAGCCAGAACAGGCTCACCGACGCCAAGGAGCTGGGAGATTTGCGAGGCCGCGTAGGCGGCATCGAGGGCACGGTGGAAGTGCACAGGAGCAGGATCAGGGGTCTGGAGGACGACGTAAGAGGTTTCTGGACGCGCCTCCTGGAGGTGGCGGGTCAACAGCAGCAGCCGAGGGGGCCGAGATGATAGTAGACAGAGGGATGTTCTTCGAGAGGGCGCTGCCGATCTTCGGCGGCCACATGACGGAGGAGCAGGTGTCGGGCTGCGAGGCCGACCTGGCGCGCTACGACAAGGACGCGCCGTTCGACCTCGACGCCCTGGCGTACCTGCTCGCCACAGACAAGTGGGAGAGCTGGCACACGATGCAGCCCATCCGCGAGACCAAAGCCAAGACCGACGCCGAGGCCCGCCGCAACCTGGCGGGCGTGTGGTACGCCCAGGTCGATCCGGTCACGGGCTGGAGCTACTACGGCAGGGGGAAGCCCCAGACCACCCACAAGCGCAACTACGCCAAGATGACCAAGGCGCTGCCGCAGTTCGGCGTCGACTTCGTGGTCGAGCCCGAGGCCATGCTGAGGATGGACGTGGCGACGGAGTGCATCTTCGTCGGCATGCGCGACGGCCTGTTCACCGGCGCGGGCCTCCCCCTGTACTTCGGGCCTGGCAAGGCTCCTGGCTATGTCGCCGCACGGGCCATAGTCAACGGCACCGACCACGCGGGCGACATCGCCACCATCGCCCTCGACTTCAGGTACGCGTTGGGCGGCGCCCGGCCGGTGCGCATCCTGCAGGAGGGCCTGGTAGACAGCCCGGAGGTCGAGGCCCTGCAGCGTGCCCTCAGGTCGATGGGCTTCGCCGTGGGGGCCGTCGATGGCGACTTCGGGCCGGCCACCAGGCTGGCGGTGCAGGACTTTCAGCGCGCGCACGGTCTCGACCCCGACGGCGTCGTCGGCCCTCAGACGCGCGCACGTCTCAACATCTGAAGGAGGAACGGGAAAGTGCAGAAGGTCTCTACGCAGGCTACCCTGGTCGCCTTGCTCGCGGCGTCCGGCCCCGTTGCCAAGGGTCTGGCGAAATGGATGGGCTACGATCAGGGCACCATCGACATCATCCTGCAGTTCGCGCAGATTGCCACGCCGCTCGCCGCCGGCCTGCTTATGCTGGCGTTCAACACAGTCACGTCGAAGATCGCCAGCATTCTGGCATCGTCGCCGGAGGTGCAGAAGCGTATGGCCGCGGCGCTGCCCACGCAGGTCGTGGCGCAGGCCGTATCCGAGCAGGCCGTCTCGCGGCAGACGGAGGTGGCGCACGCTCTCGCCAACGAGGCGGTCATCTCCGCGACCGCGGCCATCCCCGAGGTGGCCAAGGTCGTGGTGAAGGACGGCGCGCAGAACGGCGCTGGCAAGCTGGCGGCGTCCGCGGACCCGTCCGTCGCCAAGGTCGACTTCGAGAAGAACCAGTGAAAGGAAAGAGAGGGACGATGATGAGATCAATCAGCGTGATCTTGGTGCTGCTGCTCGCTTCGTGCGCGCAGCAGGCCCAGGATGTTGGGACGGCGGCGCAGGTAGCGGCCGTCGCAGTCAAGCCCGTCGGCAACCAGGCCGTGGCCGACGCCCGAAACACGGTCTACGCCCTCAAGGCGTCGTACGGCGCGGCGCTCCGCGTCGCCGTCGAGTACGCGAGGCTCCCGAGCTGCACGCCTCCGGACCATCCGGTCGTCTGTTCGTCGGATGCGGCGGTGCGCGGCATGGCGTCGCTGCAGCCGAAGGTCTCGTCGGCCATCAACGCCGCCGAGAGGCTGGCGCTGCAGGCGAGCCCCGACATGAGCGCGCTGCGGGCCGCCATCTCGACGGCCCAGGCAGCGTACGGCGAGTTCAAGAAGCTGACGGAGGAGGCTAAGCCATGAGCTTGAGAGATGACATCCTGTCCCTGGTAGGGACCATCGCGATCGAGGCCCCGAAGTACATCGAGGCCGGGGCCGACGTCGTGGACCTCGTGTCGAAGGCACGGGCCGCGCTCAAGAACCTCGCGGACCGCAGCGGTGCGGCCCCGTCGGATGCCGAGTTCGCCGACCTCGACGCCAGGCTGTCCGCCCTGGAGGGCGAGCTGCAGCGGGAGGCGGCCGGCAGGTCGGGCTGAGGGACCTACACCCCCAACTGTAACCCTCAGCGCGATGGCCGCCGGCAATTTTCTCCCTTCGGCGGCCCGAAGGCCTCGCCCGGTCTCCTCGGCTGGCGGGGCCTTCGTCATTCCAAAAACCCCTTCCGCCCGAGCGCCGGCCGGATTATCCTCATCTTTCCTCAGGAACCCGGGAGACGGGGACCATGTAGCGCCACCCAAGCGTAGACCCACATGGGGGAGGTCCGGTAGACCTCCCGGGGACAGCAGGAGACGAGGCAGGGACTACAGAGGGGTTTCGGGGTGCTAGGATAGCTGCCCCTCCTACCGAGGCCCTTCCCTGCTAAAATACCGAAGCCCTCGACAGCGTTTTTAGGGGTCCCAGGACGCCGTATCTCCCCGCCTAGGGCCTCGGAGCCTTGCGGATGCCCAGACGTCCAGCCTCCACGCAGTCCGTCCCGGGAGCCTTTGGGAGGTCCACCAGGCAGGCCGACTTCTGATCGTAGAGGTGGAAGGTCCCCCGCTTGGACGGGATGGGGACCAGCCGGCCGCCGTCCTTCTGCACCATGACGTAAGCCTCCGAGGACCGGGCGGGGCGCGCCGCCAGCCAGGTGGCAGAGCCGGCCAGGAGGGCCAGGCCGATCGCCTTACCGATGTTCATTGTATTAGCTCCACCTTGACGCCGATGCTGCCGAACGTATGCAGGCCAGGCCGTCGGTCCATGGTGAAACCTTTGCCGCAGAAATTTCGGACCAAGCGCTTGACCTGGTTCGCTTCGACGTTCTCGGCCAGGACCAGACGGGCGGTATCGCCCTCCGTCACGTTGATGATGACTATCCGGTACTTCTTACTTGTGTTCATCGCTCAATCTCTCGACTAGGTAGGCCAGCTCGACCGGGCCTCCGTTCAGGAAGCTGGCCAGGGAGCAGGCCAGCAGGAAGTTGCCGCACTCGCCCACGACGTGGAAGCGCTGACGGCCCGTGGGATGGTCGACCTCCAGGAACATGCCGACCTCGTACTTGCCGCCGGCGGACCTCACGGTGTGCATGGAACCTCCACGATCACGTAGGGATAGCCGCAGGTCGGCGTGGCGTCGGCGACGAGCTGGGCTTCCTCCCTGGTTGGCGCTTCGAGAGCAGCGTTGTTCTGCTCGTTGGCGATGAAGATGATGCCGTCGGGCGTCCTCACGAGGATGACGTAGCTCACTTGATGCCCTCCAGCTTGTCGCGGATCGCGAGGCCGCGCCCTTCCTCGGGTTCCTTGCCGGCGAGCTTCAAAATCCAGTCGCTCGACGACTTCTTGTCCGGGGCGCAGGGCTTGATGACGACCTCGTGCCCTGCGGGGTGCCTGAAGGTCAGCGGCTCGTCGTCTGCGTTGGACCAGGGGGAGAAGCCAGCGGCCTTGATGGCGAGCGCGAGGTGGCTGTTGCAGATGTACCACTTCTTGACGCTGGGCTGCCGCGGAGCGCGAGCCCCCTGCTCCCTCGCCGGCCGCTCGACCTGAGCTGGTGCGGCGATCGGCTCGATATGCAGGAAGGTCTTCTCCTGGTCCGTGTAGTTCACGCCCTTGAAGCTGTGGCGCTTCTTGTCGTACCAGGCCTCGAACGCGGCCATGTCAGGCCATTCGCCGAGCTGCACGACCTCCTCGCCAACCAGATACTCCGCCGTCACAGGCGCCTTGACGTTGACAACGTAAGCGTCGATCTTGGCCACGTGCTTTCTCATGATCCAGTTGCGGGTTGTGCCTCGGCCCAGAACCTCGGCGACGACGGCATCGACCTTGGCCTGAGCTTCGGGCGAGAGCGGGTTGACCCAAATCTTATCGGCCATGGTGCTCGCCCTGCAGCTCACGCACCACCTCAGTGAGGGCGTCGTGGTCAGCGTCTTCCAGGTCTGCATCGCACATCTTCATGTCGGAGGCGACGCGGGAGGGGTCTTCCTTCCACAGGTCGTAGCCGTTCTCCTGAGCGTTCCTCATGGCCTCGCCGGCCAGCTCCTTCATCCGTTCGATCGTCATCGCTCCTCCCTCCTTTTCGGGGCTCCTGAGCCTACCAGCCCGGTGCACAAAAGTAAACTAGCCGACGTAGTAGTCGTAGTGGTCGTTGTCCCTTTCGAGGTTGGTCGGAGGGGCATAGCTCCTATCCACTGTCTCCAGCCACACCACGACCTTGAGGCCGCACCGCCTGTCCAGGGCCACGACCGGGAACCACGCGAACCACCGATCGCGCTTGGCGGGCTTGGCCCGCCTGTCCTTGAGCTGATGTCTCACTTGGTCTCCTCCTTCACGCTACGCGTCGTGATCGTGAGGCCGCGCACCAAGCCCTCGCTCGACGCGTCCCAATCGAACTCGGTGCCGGCGTCAAGCTCGATGCCCTTTCTGTCCACTAGCCACTGCGCCACGATCTTCTCCAGGTCATCGGCCGTCAGCTCGTAGCGCGTCGTCGTGGCAACGCTCGTCGTCGTCATTATCTTCAGCTGCGTCATGCTTATCTCCTCAGAAACCAAAGTGGCGGCGCCGTTCTTCGACCAGCTCCGGGTTGTTCGCGCTCTCGTGCTCCACCCAGCCGCGCCCCCCTGTCAGGGCAGGGGGAAACATCGTGATACCCTCGGTGGAGGAGAACCGGACGACCACAGGCTTGCCCACCTTCTCCAGGTAGGCCAGCAGGCGCTCGTCCCTGTAGCTCTCGCGCCTGGCGGGGTCGACCCACACCTGCACGACCTCCATGACCGAGGTTGCCCCGCTGTCGTTGTCGGTCATAGAGATTATGTCTGGCATCACGTCGATGACGTAGCCGGCGCGGTCGGGCCTCGGCAGCAGGCGCTCCGGGTCATCCACGAGCCAGCGGCAGTTCCAGAGCTTGCAACACTCGGGCATGGCGCCTCTGCCGTAGACCCGGCAGCCGGCCCTGCCCTGGTGCTGGCACTTGGTGTTGGCCGGCTTGTGCCAGCCCGCCCCTACCGCGTGGGGCCGGCCGGACGAGAAGTCCACCCTGATACCCTCGTCCACGGGGAGGAGCTTGCAGCAGAGCTGGCAGTCTCCGCATTTACGGCTCATGAGTTCCCCCACGGATCGACCAGGCTCTCCTCGGCCCATTCACGGGCCTGCTCGTCGATCTTCTCGACGCAGGCGTCGTACCTCGCGGCCATGGCTCTGTAGGGCGGGCAGGTGCGCGTCAGGAAGTCGTCGACGCGCTCCGCCGCCATCTCCTCCAGCATCTGCACGTGCACGTCGTCGAGCGGAGGCGTGAGCCTGGGCGTCGACACGACGTTGATCAGCAGCTCGGCCAGCTGCGCCTTGGGCCCGACGCGTCGCAGGAATTTGACAGTGTTGACCAGGTGGCCGTCATCCATCTCGGCGACGGCGATGCGCTCGCCCTTCGCGGTCATCCAGTGCTTAGCGTCGCACAACTTCATGTGCTTGAAGTACGACCAGCCTCTTTCCATGAACGCATCGTGGCCCTGCGCTAGTTCTTCCAGCTTGGCGCGGCAGGCCTGGACGCCTGCCGCGAAGTCGTTACTTGTCATGTTGTCTCCTCGCTCTCGTTAGATGATGTCCAAATGTCCGACGCCTGCCTCCTTCGGCGGGGCCTTGACCGGAGCCTTCTTTGCCAGCCCCTCGCCCCTCAGGTAGATCATCGTCCGCTGGAAGCGGGTGCGGGCGACGTATTTGAGGTTCATCTCCTGCTTGTGCTGGTGCTCCTGGCGCGCGAACGGCGACGGCAGGAGGTCCTGGCGATAGATGGCGACGGTCGGCCACTCGCGGCCCTTCGCCTTGTGCATGGTCGAGAGCGTCAGTACCTTGCCGCCGGCATCGTCGAACAGGCTCTCGATGCCGCGGATCAGCTTGGGCACCGTGCGCTCGTTCTCGTCGAGGGCGTCGATGAAAGTCATGACGCACTCGACGCGGTCCGCCACGCCGGCCGCCTTCATCTCCTTGCCCTTCGCCATGAAGGCCGCGACCTCGCGCTCCTGGTAGGCCTGCAGCTTCTCCTTCAGCGCGTCGATGGTCTTGGCCCGCATCTTCTTCACGAGCGAGACCAGGCCGTTGCCGATCTCGCGGCCGAGCACCTTGCAGGGCACCCGGCGCGCCATCAGCTGGTACGCGAGGCCGACCAGGGGAGCCGTGTTGCGACAGAGGATAGCCGCCGATGCGTCGAGCCTGGGCAGGGCCTCCTCCACGGACAGCTCCAGGACCTCGCCTTTCGGCGCCGACGTGTGGACCGAGAACTCAGGCACCAGGTCGCGCACCTCGGCCTCGGCCACTTGGGGGCAGCGGTAGGACACGGTGAGAGGCAGCGAGACCGCGTTGAACTCCTTGCGGAGGAGGTTCATCGCCTCGCTGTCGGCGCCCGTGAAACCGTAGATGGCCTGTGCGCTGTCGCCAAAGGCGAAGAAGCGGCCGCCCGGGCGCAGGGCCAGGCGGGCGATCGCGCGGCGCACGGGGTTGACGTCCTGACCCTCGTCGACGATGACCTTCGTCTGGCGGAACAGCTGGAGTTTCCACTTGAGGGGGAGGTAGAGCATGTCGTCGAAGTCGATGACGCGCTTCTCCTCGGCGACTTGGTTCGAGCGGCGCAGCAGCTCGCGGGCGTACTCGATGGCCTGCTCCACCGTAGCGTCCTGGTCATCGAGGTACATGTCGTGGTGGTCGATGATGTCGAGCCACGCGGTCTCCACGTCGGGGACCAGGCAGCCCACCCCCTGCCCCTTCGCGTAGGACACCAGCTCGCAGACGAACTCGCCGTAGCGGGCGTAGGTATCCTCCGACCACAGCTGCTGTGAGAGGTCCTTGAGCTTGTAGGAATTGGTCTCAACCTGGTTGGGTGCGCAGCCCCAGCGCTTGAGAAGCGCGCCGAAACCCAGCGAGTGGAAGGTAGAGACCCTGACGTTGCGGAAGTCGCGGCCCGTGGTCTGCCGCAGGTGTTCGACCTTCTCCTTCATCTCCTTCACGATGGCGGCGTTGAAGGCGAGCACCAGGATGGGCTCGCTCGGCGGCGTGTAGAGGAGGCTATAGACGATCGTCGTCGACTTACCGGAGCCTGCCACGGCCTCGACGACGGCCGAGCGGCGATCGTCGCGGACGAACTCGAAGACGGCGAGCTGCATGGGGGACGGCTCGAAGCCTGCGGGCAGGGGGGAGCTACCGACGGGACGGCCCGGGCGGAGCAACGCGTTCATTTACTTGACCTCCTTGACGGTGATGCGGAAGACGGAGCCCGACGCTTCGTCGGTAGCCTCCCAATGTTGGATCATGTCGCCGACGTAGGCATCGCGTTCCCAACGAAGCTCGTTGGTCTGGCCCTCAGGGTAAAGCGCGCCGAGGTCGTCCTGCGCCGCCTCCATGGCGGAGGAGAGCTTCGAGAAGACGGCGCCGGGCTGCAGCAGGGTCTCGACCTGGCCCTCGACCTTGTCGTCGTGGAAGGACGCGTCGTAGCCCGTCAGGACGTAGACGTAGGGCGCGCACAGGTGGCGGACCTTAGCGTCGTCCCATGCAGCGTTGACGAGCTTGAGGTCGATCTCCTGCGCGGACGCTGCTTCGGGCGTCTCCTCGCCGAGCGCCATCTCGCGGCCGACGACCTTCTCGAAGGCCTCGGCCATCGCCATGTTGGCATCGCAGTAGTCGTGGGAGGCACAGACGCTCGCGTCCTCGACGACGTACGCCACGTTCTTGGAACGCATCTCGGCGAATTGATCCTCAGTTAGCCACTCGCGAAGGACGCCGGTGAAGGCGTCGGAGAGGCGGCGAACGGTGGAGAGGTCCGGGGCGCTCATCAGAAGCTCCCCTCGACGAAGTTGGTCCACAGGAAGCGCTCGACGGCGGCGAGGTCGCCGTTCATGAATTCGTCGTTGAAGACGATCGTGTAGTAGCCGCCCTCTGGCAGCTCCTCGATCCACGCGAAGCCGCCGCGCTTATCACCGTAGGTGAAGCCCTTGCGGCCGTCCATGTCATCCACCTCTTTGCCGAGGTCAGCATGGCCCTCGCGCGTCCGCCGCCATTCTTCGAAAGTCATTTCCAGCTCCTTGCCGTTGTCCGCCTAAGCCCCATGTCGTAGGCTGTCGGTCGGTGCCCCGATTATAGCCTCCCCGGAGTGCAGGAGTAAATACCCCGGGAAGGCCAGCTTTTTTAGCGTTTCGCGAGTTCCGCGGCCCTCCTCCTGGCGGCCTCGACGTGCTGCTGGACCGAGTAGCTGAGGTCCGCGAAGCCCTCGACGCTGTAACCGATCAGCTGGGCGAACTGCGAGCGGTCGTGCTTCGACCATCCAAGCTCGTACGCCAGCACGGCCAGTTTGTTCATGTCAATGACGCCGCTCTCCACCAGGTAGGCCACGACGGCGTTCCTTTGGAAGCGCGCGATACCATGTGCGTCGAGGACGACGGGCTGCATGGGTTGCTTCCTGCTGCGCTCCTTCACGCCGCCCTCCCACGCTGCAGGCTCCTGCTCGGCGCGTCGGGTCCGCCGAAGCGGCTGACCGTGATCATGGCGCCGACGTTCAGGCGGATTACCATGCTACCCGAGACGTCCATCTGCGACTCCCACGACGACGGCGTCAGCAGCAGCTGCTTGACCGTCTTCAGCCACTCGGTGTGCATCAGCATGCCGTCGTTGCGCGCGGCATCGCACGCCATGTTGAGAGCCCTAGCAGCGATCGCGTCGGAGCGCAGGCGCGTCTCCGTGCGGATGTAACGCTCGCCTGCCTCGACGTAGGTCGCCTGGTAGAAGGTGCCGCCTGTGCCGGTCACGAGGGCGCGTATCTCTGACCGCACTCGCATCAGCTGGCGCCCCAGGTGGTTCTGCCCCCTGCCCTTGTAGACGCCCCAGCAGGTATCGTTCCACGTGTTGCCCTCGACCAGCTCGGCGGAGCCCGTGCGCGCGAGGGCGACGCGCATTTGTGGCTTGGCGAACTTGAGGCGCAGGAGGTCCAACATGACGCGATACTTGGCCTCCTCCCAGTCGTGCCGCACCGCCACGCCGTGCTCCTCGAAGGAGCGGCGCTGCCCCAGCTCCTTCGCCTTACCGGGCGTCGGGGCTCGCTGGATGCGGTCCTGGTGACGGCGGTCGCGCGTCTTCATCGCCTGGTAAGCGTGCTCCGTCGTCATCCACGGCCTGCCGTCGTACACGATCGTGCCGCACCTGTGGAAGTTCGACAGGAAGTCGTAATCGGTGCCGTCGAAGAAATCGATCTTGCCCTTGGTAAGCTCTCTGCTATTGCTCATTGCTCTGTCTCGCTCTCGGTTGTTGATAAGTGCGCGCTTGGGGATGCCTGCTGCTAGGCATTGATGACAAGCTCCTCCGCCGCGATGGCGTCAAGCTCCTTGCCGAAGGCTACGCCCCAGGCCACGGACCTCTCCACCAGCTTCTTGGCCGCGTCTGGCTTTAGAGCCGCGAGGTTGTCAGTTCTCGGCATGGGGCCGAGGCGCCTGCGCGTGCGGTCGACGGCCAGGTCTACGGCGAAGTACATGGCCTTGTCGTCGGCGCTGAGGTCCGTCGGACTTGATAGCTCCATCACGTGTTCTCCTCTATCATGACGTCCAGCTCTGCCAGGTCCGCGGCCTCGCGATCTTCGGCCGCCTTGAACTTCGCGTCGTCGCGCCAGCGCGAGACCTCGGCCTCGATCAGGTCGTGTATGGCTTGCGGATTGAGTGCGTCCATCTCCCAGCACTCGTCGGAGCCGAACCGCTCGACGTAGCCCCGGGTCTTGCTGTCGCCCTCCTTGGCGAAGTTGGGCGGCGGGTTGAGGGCGCGCACCTGGTCCATGTTGAGCAGGATGCGGCGTACCACCACGGGGACGCCCGCGTACCTCGTCAGGCGCTCCTCGCAATCGCGCGTCATGTCTATGCCGGCGGGGTCGTGGTCGGCGAGGTGGATGACGACGGGCCGCTGCCCGCGCTCGACGTAGCGCCCGAAGCGCTGCGCCGCGTTCCACATCTCCGTGGCCGAGTTGTAGCCCCTGGTGGCGAAGTAGTCGACGCGGAGCTGGTTGGCCATCTGGCCTATGACCTGCTCCATGGCCTGCTTCTCCACCCACACCTCGACGCGGCAGGGCTGATCCTCCCACAGGTCGAGCTTGTAGCCGGCGCGCAGCCCCTTGAGCGCCGAGCCGACGCCCTTCTGCGTGCCCAGGCCCATCAGGTTGCGGCCGCGATCCTCCAGGGAGGTCCAGGAGACCAGGCCGGCCTCGCGGCCGTCCGTCAGGAGGTTGCCCAGCCGCTCGTACTGCGCCTTCGTGTTCTCGGGCAGCAGCCCCAGCGCCACCATGCGGTAGTAGAGCTGCCGCAGGGTGAGGTCGAAGCCGCGCCCCCTGTACTCCGCGATCAACCTGTTGGCCTGGCGGATGGTCTCCAGGCTGCTCTCGCGGAAGTTGATCTCCCGGTACTTGACGTAGACGCCGTCGCGGTCGTCGGGGTGGTCCATGAGGCTCATGTCAGGTCTCCGTCCTGCCAGATGCTCTGGGCCACGAACGAACGCATCGCCATGCAGAGTATGGCCCACGCGAGGTCGACGTCGCGCTGCGCGTACTCCTCGCCGCGGTCGGCGACGCGGGCCCGCAGGAGGTCCGCGGACAGGGGGAAGCCCGCTGAGGCTTCGAGCGTGGCCCGGTACAGGTAACGCCTCATCGTACCAGTCCCGCCCAGGCGCCCAGCACGAGCACGGCGACGGTGATCGCAGCTCCTGACAAGACGAGGGTCAGGCCTTCGCCCACGATTGTCCGCAGGAACGGCTCGATCGGTTCGTCCGCGTGCCACCACGGCCTGTAGGTATCCTTCTTCACGCCAGCCTCCTCTGCCCAGCCCTCCGGGTCTCCGCCTGCGGATCGAGCCCGATGCTCTCCGCCGCGTCCTGGCCCGCGTAGTAGGCCGACCAGTCCGTGCGGTCCTTGCTTCCTCCGCCGTACCGGGCTCGACCCGTGCGGCGCTTAGCGTTGCGCTCCTCGCGCTTGCGCTCCTCCTCGGCCAGCCTGGCGGCCTCCTCCGGGTTGGCCGCGGCCCACTCGCGCTGCGCCCTGATGCGCTCCTCGCGCTCGCGGGCCCGCTCCTCGCGCTCGGCGCGGCGCTTGGCCGACCAGCCCTCGCCATAGAGGAAATCCATGTTGGCATCCTGCTCGGTCTGTTCGAGCGTGGAGATGGTAAGAGAAGTTCCCGTCGAGGCACCACGCGCGGCCCGCTCAGCGCGGCGCCGCTCCTGCTCCTCCTTAGCCTTCATCTCGTCCCTGCGGTCTTGCAGCTTGGACATCAGGCGATAGGCGGCACCCTTGCGGAAGTCGTGGGCCCACTTAGACTTCATGTTCTCGCCCTGCGCGTTGGGGTCGCCCTGCAGACGCTCCTTGAGGGCGCGCTCTATGCAGCCCTCCAGGTACTGGGCCATGCCGATCGCCAGCTTGACGTTGACCTGGCGCCCGACCAGGGCATGGCGCCGGCGCATCGCGTGCACCATCCGCATGCCGACGTAGATGCCGCCCACGCGGTGGGTCTGCGGCACCTTCTCCTCGGTGCGGTACTTCTGGCTCCAGTAGACGCAGAAGTGAGCGTCGGCGACGTGCTGCCACAGCCAGCGGTTCCACTCCAGGAAGCCGCCCGTGACTTGGTCCTTGAGGCGGCGGCCTTTGTCTCCGCCCTCGACCGTGGCCTGGTCGAGGTTATGCTTGACCATCAGCTCCTGCGCCTTGCCCATCGCGGCCTCGGCCTCGGCCGGCGTCCCCGCCTTGGCGGCGAGGTTGAGGAGCTTCTGGATGGTCTCGATGGTCTTCTGCTCGACGCCATCGACCATCTGTTCGGCCTTCTGGTCGCTCATCGCGAGACCTCCCCCCAGCTCCGCTTGCTCACCTGCACGTCGACGAGGCTCGACCATTTGGCGTCCGCTATGGTCCGCAGCACGGCGGTCGGCAGCGCGTCGACGATGATGGCCTGGTACTGACGGAAGCCGTAGCCGTATGCCGACTTGGCGCGGCCCTCGAACGCTCTGCGCAGGAGCCTGATGGCGGCCGACTGGTACGTCCCGCCGTCGTTCGGATCGCGAAACACGACGAGCGTCGTGAACTTCTTTGGCCTTCTGGCCTGGTAGGTCATTGTCTTCTCCTTCTGTTGCGAGGGGCGCCCTTGCCGAGCGGTCCCCCTCTGACGCCTCAAGCCCGCGACGGCTTTTCAGGGCCGTGCGGGCTTTTGGGCGGAAACCTCTCCGGGCTGCGGCGTCATGCTCTAGGAGCGTCGTGCCCGCTGTCGGAGAGGTCCCCCACCGCGGAAGTGGTCTACTTCTTCCGCTTGGACGCCTTCAGCTCGTCGTTCTTGGTGTAGATGCTCAGGCTGATCTTGGCATCGGGGTCGATCGCCAAGAGTTCGGCCGGCACCGGGATGCCGCCACGCGTGCTCGCGATGATGTTGGTGTTGCCCGACTGGCTCAGCTCCAGGCCGTCCTTGGTCTCCTTCTTCCCGTCGTACGGCACCTTGATGACGATGGCGCCCTTCTCGTACGCGATGGTGTAGCTCACTTTGTCTTCTCCGCTCGTTGGTTGCTTTGGGGGACCTCCCCGACGCCTTAACCCCGCTACGGGTTCTCAGGCCCGAGCGGGGTTGTTCGTTGGGGAGCGGGCCGCGGCTCTAGCGTGATGCGACGATGCACATGAGGTAAAGGGCGAAGGCCTGCCCGATCGTCGCCGGTGCGCTGCCCGCGCCGACAAGCTCGGAGTTGAGGAGCCGCCAGAAGCGGAGGAAGCGGGTCTCCTTAACCATCCTACCAGCTCCTCCAGATGCGGGCGTAAGCGCCGATCGCACGGCCGAACACGTTGCGGCGCGCGAGCGCTCCGAGGATCGGCGTCACGATCGATCCAATGGCCATGAGGGCCAGCGCGATCAGACCGACGATGTAAACGATGTCATTCATGGGGTCCTCCTTCTGCTCTCTCGACCCGGGCGGATTATACCTCCTCGGGTGAACAAAAGTAAACACCCCGGAAAGGGCCCGTTTTAGGCCAGTATTTGAAGTCCTGTGGAACCCCGCCGGCGGTTCCAGAAGTCCACCAGCTTGGGGTTGCCTAGCCTCTCCCACTTGAGCACGGTGACGCGGCTCACGCCCAGGAGCCTCGCCACGTCGGCGAGGTCGAGGCGCGGCGATGCACGATAGCGGGCGAGCGCCAGGACCTCGTTGCGCTGCAGCGACACCACGCCGCCTGGCGCCTGGTCATTCTCCAGGCGCGAATACTTCGTGCGGCCCATGCCGCGTCGCTTGGCCTCCGCAGCTTGCGTGAGACCTCTGCGCCAGCGCATCACGCGCAGGCGCTCGCCTTTCGTCAGTTCGTGGTACTTCAGCTCCATCTCACCAACCATCTGAGGAACGCTCCTGCGGGGAACTTGCCGAACGAGTAGACCGCTGCCATCTCCATGAAACGCTCACGCGTCGCCCCCTGCTCCTGCAGCTCGCGCACGTGGGCAGGGGGGACCAGAAAGTATTCGCGGTTGACCTGAACGATGACGCAGCAGTGGCCTCCGTTGCCGTGCCATTCCAGGAGGCGCAGCTTCTGCTCCTTCGTGAAGTGCTTGAACTTCAGCGGCGTGCCCTCGCGCTTGGGCCACTCGCGCGCGTGCTTGAACTCCACCCATGACGCCACGGCGCGCTCCGGTGGCCAGCCCGGGAAGCGCAGCAGGCAGCAGTTGTCGGGCGTGCCCGACTCGATGGGGCTCTCTATCGGCCAGTTGCAGCCGAACCGCCCCACCTGGTCGCGGAAGGCGTGGCGCAGGTCCTTCTCGCTCATGCGGCACCGCAGAACGGGCAGCGGCCTGAGCGGGGCTCTCGGCCGCCGCTGCCGGCGACGCAGTAACCCTTGCAGCCGCGGCTCTTGAATATTTGCATGTACATTGCTCTGTACCTGCGCTGATCTTCGCTGAGGGTCGCCGCGTACTCGTCCGGCGTCAGCGCAGCGCCGGCGCCGAGCAGGAGCTGTCGTCGTGTCATCTGTACTGCCTCCAACTTCGATGTCCTTCCCCAGCCAACTTTCACCGTTTGAGCTTCGCCAAGCAGCGAAGACACTTCCTGTGTATGTCAGCCTGCCTCGTCCCGCATCTCCAGCAGTAGATCATAGCTTCATCCTCTAACGGTACTTCGCCTCAAGCGCGTTGTCCTCCAGGGCCTTGACCTGCTTCGGCGTCAGGTAGCCCTTCTCGTCCCACTGTTCCCGCAGGCTCTCCACGAAGCTGCTCGCGCGGCCCCTGGCGTCGATCGCGCGGAAGGCCGCCTCTACGCGATCCTTGACGGCCTGCGCGCCGTGGTCGCGGGTTACGGCGTTGCGGGAGGCATCGCGCTCGGGGTTCTCCTCGACCCCGGGCTCGCGGCTCTGCCGGCCGGCCGGCATCGTGCGCTGGTGCTCCTCGACGGTCTCGGGGTTCTCCTCGACCTCGATGCGCACCATCCTCTCGAAGAAGCGCTCCCAGCTCACGCCGCTCAGCTCGATGATGCGGTTGGCTGCACGCAGCGAGGCGAGCGCTTCGTGGTCATTCTCCGAGCGCGTCCTGTCCATGATCTTCTTCAGTCGCTCGAAGTCGGCGCGCCGCATGACGCCCGGCTTGCGCTCCACGGTGGGCATCAGCGGCTCCTCTTGAGCTGTTCCAGGAAGGCCAGCAGAACGATCACCGTGATTAGCGGCACGCCGGCCACGAGCATCAGCAGGGTGGGCCATACCTGGCTCTCCATGCTGACGTCCCACCTGTGATGATGTTCGATGTGGTCGTGCACGTACCACAGCGACCCCACGATATTCATGCCACAGTAGAGGCCGAGGGCGAACATCATCGCGCGGCCTCCTTCTGCTTGAATGCGCCGTACTCGTCGGCGACCGTCGTGCCGCCGCGTTCGTCGGGCAGCAAGCCCTGGTCGCGCAGGTGGAAATAAATGCGTGCCGAGGCCCTGGCGTCGTGCACGGCGCCGTGCGCCTGCTTGGCGAAGGCGTCGGCCTCCTCCTGCCCAAAGAAGTGCTTGTATGCCTCGACCAGCTTGGGGGCCTTGGGCTTGTTGAAGCCCGCCGCGATCATCCTGGCGGTGGGCGGCAGGTTGACGATCGGCGTCACGACCTCCAGGAGGTCCGTGCGACGCTTCGGGACTGACAGCGTGGGCTCGCGCCCCAGCCTGGTCAGCGCGAAACGCATGATCTTCTCGTCGAACCTGCGGTTGTAGGCGATGTCCTCCTCGGCGAGCGCCAGGAGGTTGTAGAAGACGGGCAGCACGACGGCGAGCGGCGCCCCGTAGCGCTTCGCCACCTCGGTCGTGATGCCGTGCACGTCAGCCGCGGCCTTGGGCACCGTCCAGCCGTCGGCGCGGACGATCAGGTCGAGCACGGCCCGCTCCTGACCCGCGTCATCGTAGAGGATGCCTCCGACCTCGACCAGATGAGGTTGCGATGGGTGATCGTCCGGCAGGTGGTCCTGCGGCAATCCCGCGGTCTCGGTGTCCCAGCTGAATAACATGTCCCGCTCCTTCTCTCTTTCCTTCAAACTCCGGGGTCGGTCCCCTGCGCCTCGTCGATGGCCGACTGCACGTCGTCCTCGTCGACGTCGATCTCCTCCAGGGCGTCAGCCCACTCCTGCAGACCGTCGGCCCTCTCCTGCAGCAGCTCTCCCGTGCTGCTCTCCTGCAGCGCGTCAGGCATATTGTCCTTCTTCTCGGACTGCTCGTCCGCGAGCTGGCGCGCCTCGTCGGCGACGCTCTCGATTTCCGACTTGATCTCCTCGGCCGTCATGCCGTCGTTCAGGTCTGCCAGTCGCTCCTGCAGCGCGAGCACGGCAGAGGTGAAGGGGCTGCCCGTCACCTGGCTCGGCCTGGGCGGCGAGAGGCTGACGCGCTTCACGCCCGACGCGCGACCCGGCAGGCGGTTCTTCCACCACCAGTACTCCTGGCCCTTCTTGATGCCAAGCTCCCGGTTGGCCTTGCGCGCCCTCTTGACGTGGTGTACCTTTGGCATTGTCTATTCCCTATGCTGCGAACTTCCACCAGCGGTCGCGCTCCGCTTGGTCGATCTTCGCGTCGTCTTGCTCGACACAGGCTCCCCAGTTGGGCCCGCGCGCAGAGCCCACGAGCACCGGCACCTTCAACGGCACGATGGTTTCCATGATATGCACCAGCTCGCGGTGCGCCTCGTGCCCAGCCTTCGTCATCGGGATCGAGGAGCCCAGCTCGTCATGGATCGTGGCGAGGAACGGGCCAAGCACGGCGCACACGCCCGACTTCCAGGCCTTGAGCATCGAGAGCTTCATCAGCTCGCCCGCGCTCGATTGCAGCTTGCGGTTGAGCGCTACGTAATCCTTCCAGCGCTTGAGCGGGTCGGGCACCCACGTGCCGTCATCCAGGCGCCGGCCGAACTTCTCGCGCGCCTCGTCGATCCTGTAGCCACGGTTGGGACGGCGCATCCACGCGGGAGCTTCCCAGCGCGCCGAACACCAGAAGGGGAAGCGCTGCTTGCGGCCGTCCACTGTCACGACGAAGCCGCGTCGCTGCGCCCACCTGGCGGCGGCCTCCAGGGTAGCCTTGGAGAAGGGCAACGCGCGGTCATACTCGTCGACGAAAGCCTGAGCCTCCTCCACGCTGCAGTTGAACGTCTCGGCGAGCTTATTGGCCTGCGCCCCGTAGCCCTTGGCGAAGTTGGTATTCTTGACACGCTTGCGCCTGACCTTGTCCTCAGGGTCCACGCCCAGCATCTCGGCGCAGAGCTTGTGGAAATCGGTCTTAGGATCGTCGCGGTATTTCTGCCGCGCCGCCTCCGCCCCCTGTCCTACGGCGAAGTGCACGAGCAACCTGTATTCGATCTGGCTGTAGTCGTCCTGTCCCCAGCAGTCACCCTCGTCGGCCTCGAAGCAGCTCCTGATGATGTTGTCGGCCTTGTAGTCGCCGAGGTCCATCTGGTCGTCCCACTCGCTCTCGCGCGAAGGAATAAACTGCAAGTTTGGGCCCGCGCTGGAGAAGCGGACGCCCACCGTGCCTCCGTCGTCGCTCTTAGTCTGACGGAAGGTCGGGTGGATGCGTCCCTTGATCGTGTGGGAACGTATGACGCCATCTATAAACGTGTTCTTGAGCGTGAACAGCCGGCGCGACGCCGCGATGGCATCGACGAGATGATCGCCCTGGTTGCGCTCCAGGAAGAACTTATCGACCTGCGGCTTGGGCTTTGAGTTCTTACCGCCCGCCGTCATGTTCAGCTCAAGCCCGCGCTCGCGCAGCGCCGGCGCCAAGCTCTCGGCCGAGTTGAAGTCGGCGCTCGCTCCCGCCAGGCGCCGGACCTCGGCGGACCACTTGGCAAGCTCACGCTTTAGGATAGCGTCCACCTGGTCAGCACGATTGAGGTTCACTCTGACACCGCGGCGTCGCATGGCGAGGAGCAGGGGGATAAGCTCGCGCTCCATGGTGTAGCAGTGCAGCTGCTCGTCGGCCTCCAGGAGCTTGAGCTGCTTGGCCAGGATGCGCAGCGGCCTGTCGACGTCGCCCTCGCCGTACTCGCCGACGTCGGCGCCGGAGAGGCGCCACAGGTTCTGCTTGATCTGGGTCTCGGTGCGCCAGCCGAACTCCACGGCCAGCTTCTCCAGGTGCCCGTGTGCCTTGCCTTCTCCGAGGTGGACCTGGCTCAGCGCGTCGAGGTTGTACTGGCCGCGTTTGTGTTCGTCGATGATGGCCTCGGCGATCTGCACGTCGTGGAAGGCCTTGACCTTCGGCAGCGTGACGCCTTCCTCGGCCAGGTAGTCGAGGTCGTACAGCACGTTGGCGCCGACCACCTCGCCCTCGTAGGCGTTCAGCTCGTCGCGCGCCCACTCCATCACCAGGCCGGGGTCGAGGTTGCCTCCGCCCTCGTGCCTGATGGGAAGGTAGCAGCGCGGGCCGTTCTCTACGCCGACGCCAAGTCCGACGATGTAGCCTCCACGGCGCACGCCCGGGCCCAGCTCCTTCGCCAGGCTCTCGTCGCGCGTCTCCACGTCGAGACAGATGCGCTTCGCGCCGGCGAGCGACGGCAGCTGTGCCGGCGGCCGCCAGGTGGGCTTCGAGCGCCAGAGGGGGAGCTGCAGCGATGCCATGTCAGTGCTGCGCGTGGAAGCCCAGCCAGAAGTCGTACTCCTTCTGCTCCTCCGTGCGCGTGTCGTCGCGCGTGCGGATCAAGGTCGCCAGCGCGCCCAGCTCGCTGGACGACGAGACGATCGGCGGGCAAGGGTCCCCGCACTGGTCGGCCTCGGCGGCCGTCCAGGTCCCGTCAGCGTGCTTCAGCGTGACGTAGTAGTTGTGCGTCGTCATCGGCGCGTCTGCCACGCCACGTGGCGGCGTAGCTCCTCCGCAAGCTCGCCCTTGTCAGCGCCTATGGCGTTGAACAGCTCGTCAAGCGTGAGCACCGACCCCACCAGGCGCCACAGCGTCCTGTTCCAATCGCCGTACGCTACGTCGTCGCGCCGAGGGGCCTCGCCGCGTTCTTCGGCAGCGTGCTCGCGCATCCAGCGGAAGTAGACGCGGGCGCTCTCGCGGCTGTGCTCCGGCGCCTTGCTCCTCCTCAGGTAGCGGAGCACGCAGAGGGCCGCGCCGGCCGCGCCCCAGCCCTCCGACAGGGCCGTGTCCCACGGCTGCACGCCGTCGCCGTAGTGGGCCTTGCGGCCGTCCCCGCGGTCCTTCTCCTTGATTATGATCTGGAGGCCCGCGCGCTCGCAGGCTTCGTAAAGCTCAGTCTCTTCTATTGAGACATGCGCCAGGCGAAGCTCGTCGACGATCTTCTGATAGGCGCTCATCTCCGGTACTCCTCCGGCAGCGGCGCGCAGGCTTCTCCCGGCAGCATCTTCCGGAACTGGCGCCAGCCGACTAGGTTGCCGTGTTCGTCAGGGTTGGCCCATCCGCCGTGCAGGCCCGCGGAGCCTACGTCGTTGTTGAACGCGATCACGCGCGGCGTGAAGGTATCGGGCGTCGCCTGGTGCTCCGCCGGCGACGCGTGGAGGGGCTGCGCCGAGAGGAGCTTATCGTAGAGGTTGAGGTCGTCCTTCACGTCCGATAGCTTGGTCGGATCGCGCAGCGAGCGGTAGGAAACCCGCGCGCAGCGGGCTACGCTGATCTTGCGCAGCGTGTCGAAGGCGCCGTCGCGCGCCTCGTCGAAGGGCCCGGACTCGCCCTCCTCCTCGTCGGTGTACGGCAGGTGCCACTGCCCGGGCCGCAGCGTCCTAGGCTCGCAGCTGTCGTAGGCGGTCCACATGGCTTCCGCCAGCGCCCGCATCTCGGGCTGCGCGGCCCTGTCGAGCCTGAGGCCGAAGAAGTTGTCCCACTCGGTCGCCGTCGCCACGACGTTGATGTGGGAAAAGGGCTCCAGCAGTCGATTGGCAATCGACTTGTGCAAGCCCATCGCCACCAAGTTGTCGGCGTAGTCGGCCGCCCTCCTCGCCGCCTGGTCCCACGTGGTCTTGACCAGCTCCAGCCGGTCGTCGTCCAGCTGCTCGCCGCTCTGCATGCCCCTCTGCTCAGCGCCCCAGTGGATCGGGTCGGCCCGCAGGCGGGGGTCGCGGACCTCCTCCAGGAGCCTGGCGACAGGCACGGCACGGCTCGACGACGCGTTGCGGCTCAGCACACGGTGCGTCATGAACTCGCCGTGGATGGCTTTCCAGTAGCGCAGCTCGAAGGTGACTAGCGGTTTGGGGTAGTGCGGGCTCACGCTAGCTGCGATCACCTTGGCCATCGGTCGGCTCATTCGTCATTCTCCAATATTGACCATTCGCGTCCAGCCGCGAGCCAGATGGCGCGGGCTTCTTCGTTGTGCGCGTACGGCTCTGCGAACACGATGCGCTCGCAAGAGGTGTCCAGTAATCGGCGCACGCAATGGATACAGGGCGACGTGGTTACGTAGCACGTGAAAATCTGCCACACGTCATGGCATTTTATCAAAGCTAATTCCTCAGCGTGCTTGGCGATGCATGCATCAAGGTCCTTACCGCTGAGCCCTGTACTCCCTGCGCATGGCTTGCTCGTGCAATTGGGCAGGCCCGTCGGAACTGAATTATAAGCTGTGGCCACAACGCGATATCTTTCATCGACCAGCACACATCCGACCATACGACGCGCACAGGTCCCGCGCTTAGCTACGCGTCCAGCGATGCGCATGTAATAATGGTCATTAGTAGGACGTCGCCCTTCGCTGGGGAGCGTCACAGCATCCTCCACTGACCATCCAAGAACGTCGATGCGTTGCTTCACAGCAACGTCGGTGATGCCAAGGTCATCAGCCCACTCCGCCAAGCTTTTGGTCAACCCGGCGACCGTTAGCATCCTGTTATTTGATTTATTGGCATTAGACTGCTGTGCGGTTGCCCAACGAACATTGCCACGGATATAACCTCGTTCGTTATTCTCTCGATCTAACACATGCTTGTCAGATGGTGCTGGTCCCACGTCAGCGTAGAACACAGCAAAACCCTCTGGGCCTAACCACTCCGATTGTACGTCCAGTTCGGAGTAACGTGAGCCTACGTAGCGCTCCTTCAGATGCTGGTAAGGTTGCGTGACGCGTTCAATCATGTTACGCCACGCCAAATGCTCTTTATTTATCCGGCCATCAGGACGACGGCTCGGCGGAGCATCGAGATTGCGCTGCGTGCAACGCCTGCAACCCTTCCCGCGGAATATGTTGTAACGCCATACAGGACGCGTGAGCCCGCACCCCTCGCAACGCACCAAGAAGTAATCGTCAGGAAGCGCTTCCAGGACCAGGTTGAGATTGTAGACAGCACCTATCTCCACTTGCTTCTTCACTCGGACCTCCTCGGCAGGTCTGCCATCAGCTCGTGGAGGAACGACGACGGCGACGCGTCGAACTCCTCGACCTTGCGGTCGGCGACCAGCCACAGGTGCTTTATGAGGTCGTCCGTCGTGTCCAGCTGGTCATCGTACTGGTCCAACTCCTCCCCCCTGTCGTCCCGCATGCACGCTTGGGCTTCCTCCCAGTCTTGCTTGTAGAGGTGCTGCGAGCCCGCCGTGAGGTAAAGCGAGCCCAGGGACAGGGGGGCGCTCTCCTCCTTGCGGTGACGTTTGTACTGGCGCAGCGCGATCAGGACATACGCACTCATCATCGAGAAGTTGAACACATCGTAGGGCACGCCGGTCCAGGCGTCGCTCGAACGCATAGTGGCGACGCAGTTGAGCTGCGGCGTGCCGGAGCCATGCAGGCTTGCGTCGTTGCGGATCAGCCACTGCAGAGCCACGGTGCACGGCGTGTCGTTCGTGGGTCCTGGCCGTGGCCTCCAGATGGTGGCGACGGCCTGGCGCGAGGATGGATCGGCCGCGAGCGTACGGACCACCCACCCAGCCTGGTCGACGAACGGCGGCCCGTAGGCTCCCGACATGGTGCGGCCGTCGTCGGTGAAGGTGGCGATCGCCCTGCCGTACGGCTTGATGACGTCGAGGCGGTTATCGCCCGCGAGCGTCCACGCGGCCTCCGCTGTCATGAATTTGTAGCCGAGCTTACGCGCGGGGTTGGTGATGACCGGGCGCGACATATCCCACCTGGTCGTGTGGGCCAGCAGCTCCTTGGTCGTGCGTCCTTTGAAGTTGGCGCCGGCAGACACGGGCGAGACCTCGTCGCCGCGATAGTAGAGGTCCGTGAGCAACGCCTTCCACGCGGCGTTAGCCTGGCTCAGCTGTCTCATCGGCCGACCTCCATCTTGGCTACCCACCGTCGTTGGCGCGCCCGCTGCAGCACGTACGTCGCCGCGGTCTTAGCCGGCATAACATTCATGTCGAAACGCCACACGTCCGGACGGTCCTTGAAGTTACCGCCGCGGATGGCGGCGTCGAGGTAGCCCGTGCCCTGCTTGTCCTTGTTGCCGTGCCAGAGGTCAGCGTAGCGGCGCACGATGCCCGTCGCCGTCTCGAAGTGCTCCTTGCCCTCGCCGCGTCGCTTGGCGTGGCGCGCGATCTGGGCGTCGAGGTCCATCGGCACACAGAGCACGATCAGACCCTTGAGCTTGTCGGACGCGAGGTCGTCCATGTCGGCCGGAGGGTAGGCCCCGCCGCCTCGGTACTCCTCGCCGTACAGCTGCTCGGCGATCCAGAAGTGGTCCATGATGACGACGGTGTCGCGTCCGGCTATGCCGGCGTGCCCGATCATCCTCGTGTGCTCCATCAGCACGCGGCCAGGCCACGGCTTGCCGTGGAGGTAAAGCACGTCGCCGCCCTCAACCTCCATCACGCGCTCGGCGATGGCTTCTGCCAGCGTCGTCTTGCCGGACGCGTCGGCGCCCTCCAGAATTATCAGGCAACCCATGGGCTTGCCCCGCTCCTCAATTCCGTCCATCTCTCTGCTCCCTTCATCAAATCAAATACCGGCGGCGACCGGACCTCGCTCCGGCTCCTGGAGCGGGATCAAGGGGGCGTCTGTTCCAACACCGCACCGCTCGTCGTCAGACACGCGGGCGAGGTCCGGCCGCCTACGCCGCAGCTCCGCGCGCGGCGATCTGCTTCTCCTCGGGCCGCTTCTCCTTGGGCTCCTTCGCGGTCTTGGCTTTGGCCTTCTTCACTTGAGAGCCCTCAGGGCCGCGATGATGCGCGCGTTGGTGACGCGACGTTGCTTCTGGGCCATCACTATCTCGTTGGTGACCGCGTCGAAGAAATCGTCGTGGCAGTCGCACGCCTGGTCCTTCGCCGCGTCGTAGACCGGATCGTGCTTTGTCCCGGCGCCTCGCGGCGCGTCGGCCTTCCCTCTCGTCTGCACCCGCAGCAGGTCCTGGCGCGTGAGCGCCCTGCCCTTCCGTACCATGGCTCTCTCCTCGGCTCTCATCCTATCCCCGGGGAGGCTACCTCCCCGGGAGCGCAGGAGTAAACACCTATTCGACCTGGTCAAGGGCAGCTTTTGTCGTGGTGCACGTAGACGTGCTCGCGCAGAACGCGCGCAACGTCGGGGGGAGCCCAGCCGTCCGGCTTCATGATGTCGAGGCCGCGCCACTCGGGCGGCAGGCCCTCGTTGCGCGGCTTCTGCATGCTGCCGTCGTTCGGCGCCTTCGCCATGTTGGCGCGCTGGACCTCCGCCCACACGTCGTTGAACGGTACGCGCACAGCGTGGGCCGTAACAAGCGACAGCCTGAGAGCCTTGTGGAGGGCCAACGACACAGCGTGCAGGTCTTGTTCATCCGCGGCAGCTTCGAACCTGTCCAGATGTGCGTCCATGCGCCGCTGCAACGCGTCGACCTCGTGATAGTGAGGATAGGCGGGCGGACCATCCGAGACATGCGGCAAGCCCATCTCCGCCAGGGCGTTGCCGACGTAGCCGAACGGGTTGCTACCGAGCCACATGCGTATGCGGAAGAAGTGGGCCGTGCCGCAGATGACGTAGGCCAGGTCGGCGAGCGCGTCGGCCCCCTTGACCAGGTCTCCGTCGGTGACGGCCTCGGCGAACTCGTGCTGCTCCTCGCGCATGAATTTCGCGCGGAAGCCGACTACCGCGGGCGGCGGCGCGCGAGGCGATCCGTCGGCGCACGTCGGCAGGTCGAACTTCCTATGGAACTTGAACACATCCTGAAACAAGTCCATCTTTCGCTCCTTCTCTGTTGGTTGCTCTCGCCGTTTAAGCCGTCACAGTAGCTACGTCATGCCATGGTACGCGCCGCCCTCCTTGAAGTGCGACTGGTCCAGCTCGACGTGGACGACGCTGTTGGTCCTGTCGAACTTGGTGACCGTGAAGGCGGAGCCGCGCGGCAGCAGCACCTCCTTCTCGCCCTTGTAAGTGCTCACGCTGTCGACGTAGGCACCCTTCTGGCCCTTCTTCACGGAGATGTGCATCTGCAGCGACCCACTCCAGACGCCCGTGCTCGTGCTCGTCGAGACGTAGCCGTGGTCGATGAACTTCGTGCCTTCCATGATGACGGACTTGAGTATCTTGGCGTACTCGCCCGAGACCTTGCGCGACAGCACCATATCCATCGGCAGCTCGGACTTAGCCAGGTAGGTGTCAAGTTCCTTCGTGCTCTCGTCGCTGAAGCCGGGGTTGTGCCTGAGCTTGTCGTTCCACGCGGCGTAGGCGTTGCTCGTGTACTTCTTGACGGCGCTCATCTCGCCCTTGGTGGCCTTCGGCATGGCTGCCGTCAGCTCGCCGGCCGCGGCCTGCTGCTTCTTGGCCGCCGCGGCCTGCGCCTTCTCCTCCGCCGACATGACGAAGCTCTTCTTCGGCACGTTCGACCACAGCGCCTTGCCCTTCACCACAGCGGGCTCGCCCGACAGGAGGTGCGCCAGGTCCGATGCCCCGTTGCCCATCTTGGTCATATGACCGGCCGACACCGCCAGCCACTCGCCCGTGCCGGGTTTAAGCTCCACCTTATCGCCGTTGGGCTTGACGAAGGCGAATACGGCCTCATCGCCGGGCGGGCTGATCTTGGCGCTGCTGCCGTAGCCCTTGCCCTGGAGGAAGCTGTGGACGTCGGCCGAGCCCGCGGCCTTGTCGACGTATGGCTCCAGGCTCTTGTGGACTGCGCCGGAAGACGACGGCGCGGATTGCTGGGGCTGCGCCGGCTGAGGCGACGGGGGCTGCGGCAGGCCAGAGCCTGACACGAGAGCCTGCAGGGCCTCGGCGAAGCTCTGGTTGCCCTTTCCGCTCGCCACGGGCTTCGCGCTCTTCGAGAGGTTGTCCTTGAAGAACCAGTCGCCGGCGGTCGGGCTGTAGTAGATACCCTTGACCTTACCGTAGATGGCGGTCGGCGCCTTCGCCGCCATCACGTAGCCGGGGTGGGCCTTCGAGGTTTTCGTGGAAATGATGCCCAAAGGCGCGAGCATCTTCTTGAACGACTGCGTGCTGATCGGCTTCGGCGCCGTGACGGTCAGCTTCGGAGCCTCCCCCAGGTGCGTAATATCGCCGAGCGGCTTGCCCTTCGGCAGCTCCGTGTTGCCGAGTTTCTGTCCGCCCAGCGCCTGGATGGCCTTGCCGATCGAGATGCCTTCCCCCTGCTTCTCGCCGCCGGCGCCGGTGATCGTCCACTTGCTCGACGACTTCTTGTCGGGAGCAGGGGGATGCACGACGATCTCGGCGCCGTCGGCGTGCTTGAACTTGAGCGTGCCGTCGGCGCTCTGGACCTTCTTGAAGCCGTGCTCCTTGATGATCTTGCCGACGTGGCTGTTGACGATGTAGCTCTGCTGCTTCTCTGTCATTGGGGGCGGGGCGGACGGCTTCGGCCCGAACTGCGTCGGCCCGGAAATCTTCACTGCGGCCAGGTGCTGCTTCAGGCTCTCCGTGCCCTTTCCGCTCATGAAGCCTGCGCCGTTGCTCTCGGTGTACGTCCAGCCGCCGGTCTGCACGTTGAAGTTCACCTTGCTGCCGTCAACGTCGCTTTTCCAGCTGCTGACGGGGCTGTCGCCGCCGGCCATCTTGGTCAGGCCGTAGGCGCCGTCGCCGGCCTCGGCGATCGCCTTCACGGCCTTCTGATGGCCTGTTGGCGCATCGCCGTGCAGGTACTGCTTGAGGCTTTCCGCGTCTTTACCCTCGGCCAGCAGCTCGCCCGAGTTACCGACGTCGCTGACCTTCCACGAACCGTCCTTGTTGACCTGCAGCTCCTGCTCGCCTGGTAGGTCGTAGACCTGCTCGCCGTTCACACCTGTGCCGACAGGATCGGCACCGGGCGTATCGTCGGCGATGGCCGTCGTGGCAGCCTGCTCGTTCGAGCTGGACGCGTGACCTTCCTCCATCTCGGAGAGAGCCTTCGACAGCGTGGTCTCACTGTCGGCCTGGTCCTTGGACTTAAGCACCTCGCCGGACGGGTCGTGGATAGACCAGTACCCGTCGTCCTTGTCGTACTGCACGGTCATACCCGTGGTTCCGACCATGTACGTGTTCAGACCCTCCGCGCCCACCACGTCGAGCACTAGGTCATGTTTCTCCTGAGCGTCTTCCAGGTCGCTCGTTGGGCTTTTTGAGCCTTCCGTGTATCCGTTGGCGTTGCCGGTTTTGATATATTTGGTGAGGCTCGCCGCCGTCTCGCCCGTCGTGCCTTTGGTTATCGACTCCCACGAGCCGTCATTGTACATGGCGAAGTCCTCGCCCGCGTGCGTGGCGTATGTCGTGCCAGCATTGTTGGTGAGGACGTCGGTCATGCCGTACGCCTTGGCCACGTCCTTAGGCGTGACAGCCCCTCCCTCTCCGGAGCCCGAGATGAACTTGCCGTCCGGCCCACGCGGGTGCTGACTTTCCTCCCAGGCTTTGTCGTTGGCGTAGAGCTTGCCGCCTCGTGCTTCCACAACAACAGCCATGGCTCAGCCCTCCTCTACGGTGTCGTCGCCCTCGCCAATGTCGCCCGGATAGATATGGAGCGTGGGCGGGTGCTCCTTGGTCGTGTCGACGGGCTGCCCGTCGGGGCCGAACACCTGGAGCTGCCCCTTGTCCCAGGTGGTGCGCTTGTCGAACTCGCCCTGCGTCTCGTCGTGGAGCGGGAACTTCTTCGGATCAGACATTGGCCATCTCCTTCTTCACGTACGGCACGAGCTTGCGGCCCGCCGCCGTCTGTTTCACCACGCCGACCATGCGACCGGCTGCCCTCATCTCCCCCCTGTGGTAGGCCACGTCCGCCCCCGTGGCCTTGCTCGCCTTGTAGTGGGTTCGTACCGCCTGGGCGATCTCGTCGGTCGTCCACTTTTCCATGTCGAGCAGGAGCTTGATGAAGGCTCCCGAGCCCACGCCCTCCTTGGGCTTCGGCATACGGAGCACGTCGGCCATCACCATCTGCGCGGGCTTGGCAGGCTTGGCCTTGGCCTCCTTAGGCCTGCTGACGGCGACGCTTGAGGTCGTGGTCGGCCTCTCGCCATACTCCACGTCGCGCACCGGATCGTCCGAGCCGACAGGGGGGCGCAGCAGGTTCCACTCGCGCAGCGTCGGCGACGTGATCTCCTTGCCAGTTTCGATCGAGGCCTTGACGCCTCTCGCCAGCCACGCGCCGACGGTCGGGCAGACGCCGCGCGCGATCTCGGCGGCCCTGGCGTTGGGCCCCTTGGGCGTGAAGTGGAAGTCCAGCGGGAAGCCCGACAGCAGCTGCATCTCCTCCGTGGAGATGAAGCGGTGCTCCGTGGGGTGCACGATGTTGTAACCCACGACGGCGCCGCCCGGTCCCTCGACCGGGAGCCTGTAGTGACCGTAGGAGGGCCTACCTTTGACGTTGCCCTGCGCGTTCCTCTCGCGCTTCTCCTCCGGGTGCTTGCGCTCCCAGAAGTGCACCAGACGTTCGCCCGGCTTCACCTGCGCCAGCCGCTTGGCCGTGAAGTACTTGGGCTTCTCCCACATCGGCTCTCCGATTGGCTTGTCGGGCAGCACGTCGAGCGGCGAAGGAGGCGGGGCCCAGTTGGGCATGATCGGCCGGAACTCGACGCGGTGCTGCACCAGGAAGACGCGGCGGCGCACCTGAGGCAGCCCTAGGTGCTGGGCGTCGTGCAGCAGCACCGTGGTCGAGTAGCCGTCCTCGGCGGCGTCCCTGGCCAGCTCCTCGGCGAACTCGCGCCCCTTGCTCCAGAGCTGCGTCACGCTCTCGGTCGCGTAGACGGCGGGCCTGAGCTTGCGGCGGAGCTGGGCGCAGCAGCGGCTGCACTCGACGCGGGGGTCGGTCCGCCACTTGTCGGGTCCGCGGGTCTTGGTGTAGCCCGCGACCGACCAGGCTGCGCAGGGAGGGTTGGCGAAGACGAAGTCGACCTTGTCGCGGTACTCGTCGATCGGCCAGTTGTCCTTGCCGACGATGATCGGCCGGCCCGGGAAGTTATGGCGCGCTGTCCTCACGCCGTAGTTGTTCTCCTCGAAGTGCGCCAGCACGTTGAAGTGCCGTCCCACGCCGAGGGCGAAGCCACCGGCGAACACGTCGGCAGCCAAAGCCGTCAACTCTCTCATACCCCGCTCTCCTTCAAATCACGACAAGTCCAGAAACGACGAAGGGCGCCCGCTAGGGGCGCCCTCCTTCTCTCTCCTCTGAGCCGATCGCCGCCGGCTACTCCTCCTTCGCGTTGGCCCGCGGGGCGTCCGGCACCTTCTTGCCGGCGGCCTTGAGCTTGGCGCGGTTCCAGCTCACGTCGGAGCCCTTGGCGGTGCTGTCCGGGTAGTGCTTGCCGACGAGCTTGAGGATTTCGTCGGTGCCCTTGCCCTTCATCACCAGGCTGCGGATGTAGCAGCCGCAGGTGACGTCGGCGCCCGGCTTGAGGTTGTCAGACAGCTCGACGGTGAGCGGCGCGACCTTGCGCGGGGTGGCCGACTTGGCCTTGGCGGCCTTCTTCTTGGCGGCCTTCTTCTTGGTGGCGGTTGCCATGGTAGACTTCTCCTCGGTAGCCCCCTCGGGGGCGGGTTGCGGTTTCCAGTTGACGATACGCTCGTAGACGCGCTTTTCTCCCTCCTCCAGGCTGGCGAACCCCTTCACCTTCTCGGCGGACGGGTCCAGGCCGTTGAAGATACCGACCAGCTGGGCCTTGGTCCAGTGGGCCGTGCTTTCAGGCCCTGTGACCGTTATGGCGGTGAACGCGCTTGGCTTGTTCTCCGACATACCCTTCTGTGCGGCTTCCAGGTTCTCGAAGGTCTCGACGGAGACCTGCTTGTAACCCGGGAGGTAGAATAAGACGTAGACCATGATCTCTCCTTTTGCTCTGGCGGTCCACGCCCGACGTCCCTTGCCGTGCGGCGCCGGGCGTCTGAAAGTGAACCTATGTCAAAGGCGGTCCGGAGTAAACCCCTCGTCGCCATATTTTTACTCATCCAAAATCACATCCCGTAGCCGTAGACGGACCTCGGCTGCATGAGCCAAAGGCTGTCGAGGGCGCGGGTCACGCCTACGTACCACACGCGGTGCTCAGCGTCGGGCTCCTCGTCGTAGCCCCGCTTGACCCTGTAGGTCATCTCCGTGTCCAGCAGCACGTTCTCCGCCTCGGCTCCCTTCGCGCCGTGGATGGTCTCGATCCTGACGCGGGGCTCTTGCGTCAGCTTCTCTCCGCGCCGCAGGCACGCCAGATAATACTCGCGGTCGTCGAGCGGGATGCGCACGAGCGCGTCGTGCCAGATGGGCGTGAAGTCCGCTCCGAGTTCTGCCGCCGTGTAGGTGGCAGTCTCCTTCACGTCACGGCGCACGCCCATCGCCGACAGCGCGGACGTCGCGGCCTCGCCGTCGATCCTCTGGCCCGTGCGCAGCCGCTCGTAGGCCTGGATGGCGCGCACGTGCTTCGGCGACGCCGAGGGCTCTCCCTTCACCCTGTAGAGGACCCCCTGCCCGCGCGCCTCGGCCTCCAGGCGCGCCAGCTTCCACCTGGTGCGGCCCAGCAGCAGCCACGTGCCCGACGACAGGTCGACCTCCTCCGGCCTCGCCACCCACTCGACACGGCCGGGCCGATCCGTGGAGCGCGTGTCCTTGGCGTAGCGACGCGAGATGCGGCTGACTATCTCGCGGCTCAGCTCGAACACGCTGCGCGGCAGCCGGTAGGACAGGGGGAGCACCTCACGCTCGTACGGCAGGTTGAGCAGGTGGTCCTCGGCCGCTCCAGCCCAACGATGGATCGACTGATCGTCGTCCCCTGCGGCCCACACCTCCTCGGCGTCGCGGAAGGCCGCGTCGGCCACGGCCCACTGCAGCAGCGTGAGGTCCTGCGCCTCGTCGATGATGGCGACGCGCACGGGCGTCGGCGGCATGGCCTCGTTCGCGTACATCTCCAGCATGTCGGTGAAGTCCACCAGGCCGCGGTCGCGGCGGAACCGTTCATAGGCGGAGGTGAACCGCTTGAGCCTGTGCCAGTCCACGTCCCCGCCGGTCTGCTGGTTCTCCTCCCAGGCCTGCCGCAGCGGGCGCCTGGTCATCCTGGCGATGCTGTCGAGCGTGAGCAGCGGGTCGGCCGACTTGCCGGCCATCGGCCCCTCGAAGTCGTAGCTCTGGGGCTGCGCCAGCTCGCCCGTGACCTCGGCCAGCTCCTCCAGGTGCTCCCTGCCGAACACCGTGCCGCGCTGCAGGTTCATCTCCCTGAAGCAGAGCGAATGGAGCGTGCGGAAGTAGGGCAGCTCCGCGTCGGAGAGGCCGAAGCGCTGCTTGGCCCGCTCGCGCGCCTCATCGGCCGCGGCGTTGGTGAAGGAGACGAACGCCACCTGACCCGGCGGCACGCCGCGGTCAAGCGCCTCCTCCATGACGCGCAGCATGCGGGTGGTCTTGCCTGTTCCAGGACCTCCTAAAACCAATGTATGTTTCATGATTGCACCGGAAAATTGAGTACGGCAAATTCACCATGGTGAGTTATAGCTGCTGCGTCTCGCACTTTCGCTGCAAGCTGCGCGCTGTCGAACATACCAAGATGATGTTCTTCCATCTCGACACGGATACGCGCGGCGTACCGACGACCGTAGCGCCGCACACCGATATAACCAACAGCTCCTACCTGACGGCGGGAATTTTGGCCATTCTGAGCATTGGTCGCGCGTCGCAGATTGGTAAGTTTGTTGTTTGTAGTGTCGTGATCTTTATGATCTAGGCGACGTGGCCACCGTCCATGATGGATCGCCCAGGCAACAAGATGCTCCCGATATTCCTTGCCGTCGATCTTGACGAACCTGTAACCTTTGGTCTTCTTCAAGGTTCCGGCCCGCTTGCCCACGGTCGCGTGATTACCTCGCCAGACCTTCCGTGTGAGTACGCCTGTCGCAGGATCGTACGTCAATAGACGACGAAGATATTTCACCGATGGTCGCATCAGAACACCACCCAGCCGGCGCCGATGAAGTCGAGCTTACCCGCCATCACACGGTCTCTCTGCTCGTCGGTCATCCGCTCGCCGGGGCAGTCCGTCGGCAGGTCCCCCTCGGCGCCGCCGCAGACCTTGCAATGCGCGAGGCCGCCGCGGCAGGTCTGGCAGCCGTTGGCCTCGTCGGGGTTCTCGTGGTCGCTCTCGCTGTGCAGGTCGTGCTTGGTCGTCATTTCTTCTCTCCTCTCGCAGAACAGGTCTTCTACCGTCAGCCTGCGCGGCCGGCCCTCGCGCCGCATGCGCGTCCGCCCGCGCGGGGCCGGCCCGCGCCTCGTCTTCATCGGCCCGCCGTACCGCTTCCACCAGAAGGCCGGCACGCCTGACGCCGCGGCGGCCTCCTCGGCCTCGGCCACATCCTGCAGCAGCCACGAGAGCATCGTCATGGCGACGCCCGCGGCGCCGGCGTGCCGCGTCGAGCGGCCCCAGCACCTCCTGGACGCCAGCGCGACCAGGCCGCGCTGCCTCTCTGTCATCGGCTCCAATGTGGCCTCCCCGCGGCGTAGAGCACCGCGCCGCCGCGTCGCGTGTTGACCACGCTGAACACGGGGTCCAGGTGCTCCGGGTTGCAGCACCACCTCCTCTTGCAGACCAGGTGGTCGAGCAGGAGGAACCGGCATATCGGCCCCCGCAGCAGCGTCCACGTGAGGCGGTGCACCAGCCACGCGGCTCCGTCCCTCTTGCACTTCGAGTAGCCGTTGCCGCTGTTCCAGCCGAGCTTGTAGCGCCAGCACGCGAGGCCGTCGTCGCAGACGACGACCTCGACACGCTCGGCGAGCCACGCGGGCAGCTGGGACGGGTGCAGGCTCACGGCTTTAACGCCTTCCAAGCTCCAATGCCGGTCTTCACCAGCACCGTGATATAGCCCGCAGCGTCGACGCTGACGGCTACGTCGACGTTGGACTCGCGCAATATCTTCACGAGCCTGTTGGCCTCGGCGACCTTGTCGGCCAGCTCCACGACGACGGCGGCCTTCTCGCGGCTGCTCATCTCCCGGACAGCGCCCATCAGCCCTGATCCTCCGGCCTGGTGCCGTCGTACTCACGATCCACCGGCGTGGGCTTGCCGTGGCCTTGGTCCATCGCCACGTTGCGCGGGCTACGGTACGATGACGCCTGGTCGGCGGGCAGCGTGCCCGCCTCCTCGTCGGTGTAGGCGGGGCCGAACACCTGCTCTACGCCGTAGCGCTCGCGCAGGTCGATGAGCTTGCCGTACTTGGCCACGCGCAGCTCCTCGTCCTTGAGGAAGCGGCGGTTGACGAGCACGTCGACGGCCGCGAGCAGGTCGCCGACCTCCCCGGCCAGGAGGTCGCGCGGCGGCGGGTTGCCGGCCGCCACCCAGGCGGCGTGCGTCTTGCTCTCGGGAGGGAAGCGCCGGTACTTGCAGACCTCCTTGATGACCTCCGAGCACTCCTCGACCAGCATGTCGAGGGCCTGTTCAAGCATCAGCGTGTCGTGTGTTATTTCGCTCATTCGCAGCTCCTCACGCCAGTCTCCTCGTCGATGCGGCAGGAGAGATCGGGCTTACCCTCCTCCTTCTCGACCAGCAGCGCCTCGCGCTGGCCACCGACGCGGTAAGTCGTGCAGCCCTTGGCCCCCGCGCCGTAGGCCATCGTGTAGATGTCCTTGAAGTCGCCCCACGGGATGTCCTTCGGTACGTTGCAGGTCTTCGATACGGCGCTGTCGACGTGGCGCTGCGCCACGGCCTGCACCTCGACGTGCTGGCGCGGCGTGACGTCCTTCGGCAGCACCCCCCTGACGCCGAGGTAGGCCACGCCGAAGTCGCGGTAGGTCCGCTGCATCACGCCGTCCGGCGTGTTGACCGGCCGCTCGTACTCGTGGGAGAACACGGGCTCGATGCCGCCGCTCGCGTTGTCCGCCGTCATGCTGATCGTCCCCGTGGGCGCGATCGACGTGAGGTGGCTGTTGCGGATGCCGCTGTTGCGGATCATCTCCACGACGTCGGGGTCGAGCGCGCGCTGCAGGAACTCGCTCGCGCAGTACCTGTCGGCGTCGAACAGGGGGAAGGCCCCCTTCTCGCGCGCCAGCTCGGCGGACGCCCGGTAACAGCGGTCGTTGATGAAGCCAAGCAGCGCGTTCTCGGCGGCGAGGAAGCCATCGGAGCCGTACGGGTGCCCGCAGGCCTCCAGGGCGTTGGCCATGCCCAACACGCCCAGGCCCATGCGGCGCTTGTTGCGGGCCTCATCCTGCTGCTGCGGCAACGGGTATAGGGCCTTGTCCACGACGTTGTCCATGGCGCGCACCACGTGGGGCACGTCGTGCTCCAGCTGGCTATAGTCGATCGTCCAGCGGCCGATCTCGTCGTGCGTCAGGTACTGCGTGATGTTGAAGGAGCCCAGCAGGCACGAGCCGAACGGCGGCAGCGGCTGCTCGCCGCAGTTCGATACGAGCACGCCATCGTTGTCGCCTGTAGCGATGAAGAACGTATGTGTCTCGTCGACAGTTCCGCAGTAGACGTCCTCGCGCATCTCCAACCTACAGACGCTCTTGACAATATGGTTGTTCGGCCTTCGCCACCCAAGCCTCTGCATGACGGTTCCTTTGGAGCAGCCTAAGCTCTCCGCAATGGTCGCGTAAGACAGGCCGCTCTCGCGGAGGTCTCGCATGGCTTCAGTGCTCAGCTCTGAGCGCCAGCGTCCGTTGTTCTCTTTCGTGTTGTCCTTCCGCGTGAAGTGGTTACGGTGCGGGTGCTTCCGCATAGGGTTATCATCGCCAAGCTTGTGCTCGCGCGAATGTTGCCCGTGGCTCTTGAGTTCGAGGTTGGACGGATTGTTGTCGCGCTTGTTTCCGTTAACGTGATGCGCGTCTACTTCGGCGCCCAAGCCTGCCACGTTCTCGAATGGCACGTGGTGCTCCATCATCGAGAAGCCGTAACGGCTAAGGCCAACGTACCCTTTGCCGCGCGGTCCCCGGTACACGCTGCTCAACCTGTCGCCTTTGACAAGGTCCTTGGCCATCACGGCCCTACCGTCGCGCAGGTAGAATTCATGCGTTGGCGTGCAGCGTACCGTTTGCGTTATGCTTTTCTTTTTGCCGTTCGGCCGCATCAGGGTGATCTCTACCAGCTCAGCCGAACGTTGCGTCACGCGCGGGCGGCGCATGGTACGGTAGGCGAAGCGACCATTCGCCAGCTGAGTCAGCACATCGACGTCGTTTCCCGCATTCGCCAGCTCGGCGAAGCTCTTGTGACCCGAGCTTGTCCACACCATAGTGTCGCCGGTGAAGCACGGGTTGGTCGCCGCGATCGTCTCGCAGTAGCGGAGGTTGTTCATGCGGTTGATGGTGTCGATGAAGATCACACCTGGGTCGGCCCAATCGTAGGTCGAGCGCATGATCTTCTCCCACAGCGCCGCGGCGTCCACGGTCTTGTAGGGCCGGCCGTCCCACACCAGGTCGAACTCGCCGCCGCGCGCCACCGCCTCCATGAACGCGTCGGTGACGGCGACCGAGATGTTGAAGCCGCGCAGGAGGCCGTGGCCCTGCTTGCAGCCGACGAACTCCTCGATGTCCGGGTGGTCGCAGCGCAGCACGCCCATCTGGGCGCCGCGCCTGTGCCCGAAGGAGGCCGTGGCCAGGCAGACCGAGTCGTACACCGGCATGAACGACACGGGGCCCGAGGCTTGGCTGTCGATCTTGACCACGCGGAAGCCGCGCGGCCTGAGCGTCGAGAAGTCGTAGCCTATGCCTCCGCCCATCCGCATCGTCGCCGCAGCCTCGTGGGCGCGCTGCATGATGCCGCCCTCGTCGGTGAAGGTGTCGGCGATCGTGCCCGACACGTAGCAGTTGTTGGCAGTCGTCCGCCTGGTGGCGCCGGCCGACGACTGGATGCGCCCGCCGGGCTGGAACCGCATGTGGAGGAGGGCGTCGCGGAACTCGCCGTAGTGGTCGCCGTTGTCGGCGAGGGCGAAGGCCACGCGGTTCATCGCCTCCCTGAAGTTCTCGTTATGCGCGCGGTACTTCATGGCGTGCAGCTCGTCGGCGCCCCTGGTGCGGGGGCCGACGTGCCGGATAGGATGGTTGGTAGCCGTGGTCACTTCTTCTCTCCTTCTATAGCCTCAAAACGAAATTATACGGTCCCACAGCGCGGGATGAACCCTCGCGAGCCACAGGCACGTGCTAACGCCCCAGCAGAAACCTGCTGCGGCAAAGAGGCCCCACGATAATATCGTCATTACGCGGCCTCCTTCTTCCTCATCGACGGTGGTAGGTACTTCGCGCGCGGCTTGCCCTCGCCGTTCAGCACGCGCAGGTACTTGTCGGTCTCGCACATGACGTTGGGCACGTCCGAGAAGTCCATCTCCACGCCGGAGTCCGCGACCAGGCGCGGGTGGAGGGCGCGCAGCTCGCGCAGGGCCACGTGCTGGTCGGGCTTGGCCTTGAGGTCGCGGCCCGCGAGCCTGTTCAACCCCCTGACCGTGCCGGGCCCGGCGGCGGCCCAGCGATCGCGGTCCTCGGCCGCATCGAGCAGGGGGGTGAACCGCATGTCTACGACGGCCTGGTACGCCATGAAATCGCCCCAGCCGTCGTACTGCTTGAGACGGGCGTGGACCTCCTCCAGGCGCGGCCGCCTGGCGATGTAGTCGCCGCGCTCGTCGCAGGCCCCGAACAGCAGCTCGATGCGCGCCCTATCCCGCCAGAGGTTGCCCAGCGTCCTCTCGGCGACGTGCTTCGCCTTCCTGGCGCCCTTGACGGACGGCGCCGTGATGATGTAGGCGCCCGTGAATGTCTTATCGCCGCGGTCCGCCCTGGCCTGCAGAACGTGGCCCATGTCCGTCGGGTCGAAGCTCCTGTTGTCGTACCAGGCCCGAAGCTCGATAAGCTCGGCGATGGCGTCGGGCCAGTTGATCTGCCGGCACGCGCAGAGCATCAGCCACAGCAGCGGGTGGCCGGCGAACCTCTCGCGCACGTTCTCCTTGATCCACCGCGTCACGCGGTCGTCCTCGCGGCGCACGTTGCAGAAGCTGTACTCGCGGATCACCGGATCGTCCGACAGCGCGTCGTCGTCGGCGAGCCGGGCCACCCGGACGGCCTCCCGGCTCTTGATCCACCTCACGCAGAGGTCGTACGGTCTCATGCTGCTCTCCATCATCACATCTCCTCCGCCGGCTTAACCGGCACGTCGAAGTCGGCCGTCTGACGCGAGAAGGCCGGCACGCTCCAGAAGTTGGTGCCCTTGCCCTTGAGCGTCCGGAAGTGGTGGTCCAGGCCCTCACGGCGTAGCCACGCATAGACCGAGCGCGTCGTGACGCCCGGCACGCGCTGCTGCTGCAGGTACGCCAGGAAGTCGGTTGATCGGAAGTAGACGCGGCCCTCGGCGTCGTCCGTGTAGGGCCGGCCCATAAGCAGCTCGTCGATGTTCCTGCCCGACGCGCGGCTCGTGCAGAAGGCCTGGAGGTGTGCCATCCACTGGCCCTCCGTCGTAGCGTCCTCGGGCACCTCAACGATCTCCACGTCGGCCAGGCGTTCCTTCACGATGCGCTGCCACGCCGGCGCCTTCATCATGTTGGGCCACACGTTGAGGTAGCGAACGGCGACCTTGTTAAAGGCCCGCTGGTTCATAAGCTCCTCCTCGGTGATCTCGATGCGGGCGCCGTTGACGTCCCATATCCAGACCGGAGGATCGGTCATAACCTTGACGAGCGGCCCCAGCACGACGCCCGGGTCAGTGGCGCCCCTGCCCACGCCGTGCTCGCGTCCTATGCAGACCTGGCGGTTGCAGACGTCACAGATGGGCTGGTCCTTGCACTTGTAAGAGTAATCCTTCTTCCCGACCGAACGCGCCGTGTCGGCCATCTCCTTCGGGTCGAGCGGCGGCTGCATGAACCGCTCGTTATAGGCGGGCAGGCGATCGGCCCAGCTCTCGCCGTAGCGGCGCTTGAGGTAGACCGCCACGTTAAACAGGGCGTTGTTGCGCGAACCCTCGGGGAAGCCCCGCCTGGCGAGAGCTTCGAGGCACGGCGGGCTCTCCTCGAACAGGTCGCCCGAGACTTCATCCTCCGGCAGGATGAAACCCTCCAGCTCCGACACCGTGACAGCGCGCTGGTCCGCCAGGTCGAGGAAGGCCGCGAGCTTGAGCGCGCGTCCGTCCACGCCCACGGCGTAGCGCATCGTCTTGTCACCCCCCTGGTACGGTATGTTGATCCAGTTGCCGTAGTCCTGTTCGGACGCGAGCCTGGTCTGCTTGGGAAAAACCTCTGAGCCCGGGTAGCCCAGCACGACGGACCACTCCAGGAGACGTTCGCGGATCAGCGCGGCCTGCGCGGGCTCCGCCGTGAACAGGTACAGGTGGCAGCCTCCCGACTTGGTGCGGCACGTGACCAGGGGGAGGCGGAGCCTGCGGACCTCGGCGTCGATCTTGACGAGGTCGAGAGGATAGACGTCAACGTCGATAGCGCCGAACACGCAGGTGTCGTCGTCGCGGATTGGCACGACGCCCAGGCCGAAGGTGCGGCTGGTCAGGTGGCGCTCGAACAGCTCGGGCGTGAGCGGCGTAGGGTGCGTTCCACGCGGCCCTTCCACCTTGCCCTTGTCGTTGGCGCGGGCTCCTTCCGGCACCTCGTATTCGCCGTGCGCGCGCTCGAGCCCGGCGAACCGGGCCGCGAACCTCTCCGCGGTCGTGGTACTGTTTGCCACGGACGTTTCCCCGCTCAACTTGAGACGCTTCCGGCGGGACCCATCCCGACCCCGCCGGTACGCTACGTTACGATCCCCACATCACATGGGGATTTCTTCTTCCTCCTTGTTGTCCGAGCGCTTCTCGGCGCCGGCCATCGCGGCCGCGGCCTTGTCCTCGTTGTTCTCGAAGGACATGTAGAGGGCCTTGGCCTGCTGGTAGAGCGGATCGTCCTGCTTCATCAGCGATGCGAGCTTGTCCTTCTCGGAGCCGTCCTCGTTCAGCTCGGCGAGCGTGATGACATAGCCCTTGAAGTTCTTGCCCTTCTTCTGCTCGTTGCCGGAACGCAGCAGCCAGCGGTGCGCCCAGATGGGCGGGTTGACCAGGCGGTCGCCCGAGCGGTACTCGAAGCCCAGGTAGCGGTTGATGAACGTCTGGTACTTCGTGATCTGCGTTGACTTGAAGTTGAGGATGGCCTCGAAGGGACGCGTGCCCGGCGGCGCGAAGACGCCGAACAGGTAGCAGGTCTCGATGAACTCAGTGCCGTTCATCGGCTTACCGTCGCTCGACCACTGCGTCGTGGTCGTGAGCTTGCCGAAGCGGTTCTGCTTCTTCAGCAGCTCCACGATCGCCGCGTCCTTGGGGTCGTGCACGCCCAGGAACCCGCCGCCCAGGTCGCGCGGCGTGAACTCGACGTAGCGGCGGTCGCGGCGCGCCGGCACGAACACCAGCTCGGGGTAGAGGTCGCCCGTGCTCGTGTTGAGGAACATGCCAGCCCTGGCGCCCGGTATCTGCTTGGACGAGCCGTCCTCGACCTCGGGGCTGTTGGACTGCAGGAGCTTGACGTAGGTGACGCGCTGCTCCTCGCGCGACACGTTCTCCATGCCCTTGCCTTCGTCGCCCTCGAAGCCGTAGCCCGCGGGCAGCGTGGTGCCGCGGGTGGCTAGGGCGCCTCCCTGCGGCTGCGTCGCGAGGTCGCCCTTGTTCTCGGCAACCTTCACTTCTTCGTCCTTGACCGTTGTGGCGTTCTTCGCCATAGTCTTCTCCTAGTCACGTCAATCCGACAGTTGTGTTATGGCCGCGTCGGCAACCGGCCGTTGCTCCCCTGTGGGGAACCTCTCAGATGCTGTAGCGGTGCTCTCCGCAGTCGTCGATGTCGTTCACGAACGGCCTCACGCTCTCGAACCCGAACTCGCCGTTTGAATACGTGACGTGCATGGGCTCAGGCGGGAACCGCCAGCACGTACCCTCCTCGTACCATCGGCACGTCTTGCAGATGCGGGGTTCAAGGCCCAGCGTCGCGAGCAGCCAACCGAGCAGTCGCTTCGCCATCTCACATCTCCGGCCCGGCCGCCGCATCGCTCATGCGTTCGGCCTTGCTGCGCTTGTCCTTCTTCGTCGGCGGGGCCACCAGCTTGTTCTCGGGCGGCCGCACGATCTTGGCGCGGGTCAGCTCGTAGACGCCGAGCAGGGCACGGTCGAGCGGCAGCTTCTTGTCCAGCCGTTCGCGGATGATGCGGCCGAGCGTGCCCGTGTGCACGCTCTCCTCGCGGACCCAGCGCAGGGGCTTCTTGCGCTGGAGCAGGTCGCGCTCGAACTTCGCGGCCCACTTCATGTCCTCGGGCGTGTTGTCGAACTCGATGACGAACTGGCGCATTATGTTGGAGCCTTCGCCGATCTCCTCCAGGTGCTTGTGCGCCGCGTCCTTGTTGGCCTTCTTGATGTAGCCGCCGGTCAGGTCCTCAAGCTCGATCTTGTTGCCGGATGCGAGCGGCAGGGCGCGGACGCCCAGGTGCTTGACGGCAGCGACCAGACCCGCGGACAGAAGCCTTTCCAGGTCTTCCTGCTTGGCCTTCATATCGACGGCCATGCGGGCGATCTCCTCCTCCAGGGCCGCCGCCTTGTTGCCGAGTTCGGCCGCGCTCTTGACCGCCTCTTCGGAGACCTCCTCCCGGTTCTCCTCGACCTCAAAGGGAGCCTCGCCCGGAGGCAGCTTCTCACCGGGCTTCTTGGCGTTGCGGACGTTGCTCTCGTCGATCAGCTGCTGCGTGGGCTTCAGTTCGTAGCTCTCCCCCTGCCGCACCAGGACGGCCGCGCGGTTCTTCTCGTTGTGCTCGGCGCAGTCCGTGCACATGGCGTAGGTCTCGGAGCCGTCGCGCCAACGCACCACGCGGGTCGAAGGTTTGCCGCATGGCACGTAGGTCGAGGCGCCCATGCGGCACTCCTGACA